ATGGCAAAACGAAAAAACGGTGAAGGCTCTTGGGGAACTAAAATCATAAATGGTGTTAAGTATAAGTACTTCAAAAAACAGTATGAGTGGCTTGATAGCATTAAATATTTTTATGGAAAAACTGAAAAAGAAATAAACCAAAAGCGAAAAAAATATGAAGAAGAATATTCGGCAAAGAAAAAGATTATAGAAAATTCTTCTACGCTTACTCTTGGAGAATATTTACGTTCTTCTCTTAAAGAAATGACCCATTTAACTCCTAATGGCTATGATGGATATGAGCATTGTATTAATAGAATTGAAAATTTGAAAGAATATGATATTTACAACAAGCAATTAACTCAACTTAATAAAGAAATCTGTAAAAAATTTGTTCAGGTATTGGTTAAACACGGCTATGCAAGGAAAACAATTACGAAAACCACTAATTTCGTCAAATTATGCTTAAATCAAGCCGTGGAGGAACAGATAATTGCTGATAATCCAATGGCTAGTGTTAAAAATCCCAAAGAAGAAAATGTTGCTTCAAAAACAACGGTACACAACTTTTTTTCAAAGCAGCAAATGGAAACATTCTGCAAAGGTGCCATGCACATAGAATCCCCCAATGATAGGCATAATTATAGTCAAAAAATAGGCGAGTATACTTATGGGTATAATGGTTTAGCGTTGGCGTTTATTGGGCAAAGTGGCTTAAGAGTTGGTGAACTTACTGCATTAACAATTGACTGTATTGATTTTGATAAAAATATAATAAATGTATATGCATCAGAATCGATGGTAATTAGCCGGGATAAAAACGATAATCCTATAACGTACATTGACGATAAGGGAATTTCCCGGAAGAAAAAAGTCCGTTCAAGAAAGACGACAAAAACAGAAGCTGGCATCAGATACGTTCCCTTAACTCCTCTTTGTAAGAAAATTGTTCAAATTATGCAACAAGAAAAGGAAAAAATCGGCTGCAATGATAAGCATATTTTTGTCACAACATTAGGAACACTTCAAACCAAAGATAGGCTTGGCAGGACTTTAAAAAGTATCTGCAAAAGATATGATTTACCAGAATTAACGCCACACGAATTAAGGCATAGTTACGGAAGTATCATACTTCATCAGGAACACGTTGATATTCAGGTTGTGTCTAAATTATTAGGTCATGCAGATATTACTACGACTTACAATATATATGCGCACGTTCTTAAGGAAATCATGGCTGAATCGGTCAAAATTTTTGAATAATGCCATAAAAAATAGAGGGCTTAAACGCCCTCTATTTTTGTAAGTTAATTACCGTGTTGCAGTTTTCGTCCACCCATTTTTCAAACTGCTTTTGCGGTATATATGTTTTTTTACCAATCTTAATTTTTGGAAATCCTTTAAGATTAATAATTTTGTATATTTGATTTCTTCCACATTGGAAAATTTTTCTCATATCCTCCACAGTGTAGAATATTTCTTTATCTGTATTTTCCAATCAAATCACTCCTTTCATTCACTAAAAAACCAACCACCGAATATTGGTAGTTGGTCTGTTTTATTGTTTATATTTTTTTATTAATTTGCTACATTCTTTGTTTATTTCTTTCCCTTGTCCTTCAAATTGTTCTATCTCTTCATCTAGCTCTTTTTGTAATTCATTCATTTTATTTTTCAATAATTCCAATTCTGAAATTTTTTTCTTAATTTGATATTCAATACTTTTTTCTTCACTTCTTCTTTTCTTTATTTCCTTAATTGCACTACACACAAAAATTGTAACAACAAGTGCTGAAATGCTTGTTAACGCAATCGCAACATTATTTATTAACGCATTCATTATTTGCCCCTCCTAGAAATAATTGTATTATAAAATCAACTATTATAATCATTGCCGTAAAAATTCTAGAGCACATACGCACTGGTTCAAAATTAAATCCTTGTTCTTTGTGATCATTTAACAATAAACAGCCATATAAAAACGACATAACGATTAAACTAATTATTAAACTTGCAAACAATAAATCTCTAACTTTTCGACTATTATCTACGTCATATAATGTTTTTAATCCATCAATGCACAATATCACGTCAAAAGAAAAATCTCCAAATATAATTTTGACTCATCACATGATATATTAAGCATATGCATTATCAATAACTTTAAAAATAACGGTAACAATCCCATAATCACTGAAAATAACAACCATCTTGTTAATTTTTTTAACATAGCATTCCTCACTTCTTATAATACCCAAATTATACCATTCCAACTACCACTATTCAATTGTCAATGTACAGTTACTTTTTACTTCTTCGCTTTCAGCGTTGCCCACATTATAAACACCGCCAATGCGAATGTAAGCCCGCCTACTATTAATCTCATCCTAATCACCACGCTTCCATGTCAAATTCTTCTCTTTGAATTTTTGTATTGCTAATCTTCTTATAAACATCAACATATATTTCATCCTTGTCTCTGTTGTATGTAACTTCTGCGTATCTGTCACCCATTGGCTGTCCCCAAATAGTACACTTCTTATAACCTAATTCGTGCGCAAACCACACTAGGTCTAATTCGCTAATGTTAATATTTTCGTTTAATACTTTAATCACTGCATTCTTTGCAGCCTTTTCAAATTCGTAACTTGTCATTCTATTCGTTCTCCTTTTCAAAATCATTTTTGTTAACATATTCTACAATTGCCTTATCATTTCCAATAAGCATCACTTGAAGAACTATGATTTCTGTATCATCATATTGGAATAATCTAGGTTTTTCATCATTAAAAATATATGGCTTGTCTAACAACCCTCTTATTGCTATCTTGCTTTTAGGATGTGATTTTCTCAAAGTCCCGCTTACTGCATTAATGTTATAGTTAAATCTATTTACTGTTGTACTATCAAGCATCTACTCCACCACCTTTCACTATCTCGATTGCTTTACCCATCATTCCTGTTGCATATATACTAATATCTTCGTTCTTAACAAAAACTGCCTCATCTTGAATTTCTTCAAATTCCTCAACAACCTTATCCACATCATAAGCTGTTGGCTGTTCTTCAACTGCATTTATACAATCTTGAATCACTGCACTTACGTGTATACTTTCAATATCTTGTATATCAATAGGGCTTTGCTGTAACATAAAATCATTTAAATGTAAAATTAATTCGTCCGCGTCTATTAATCTCATTCTAATCACTCTCCTTATTCTGGTATTCCGAAGTTCTTATATGTTGCTGAAAAACTAAATTGTTTGCCACACTTATAACAAGTTTCAGTTATAGTACATATCTTTATTTTGTCGTTACAGTGGGCTAGTGTACTTCCTGATTTGAATTTATGTCCTCCTGTTAGCAAACACATTAATCTATTCATTTTCGCTTTCTCCTATTAATTCCTCTTTCAACTTATCCAATTCATTCCAAATATCTTTAATTGCACTGTTGTAATGTTTGTATTTTTTCTGATGTAAATTATAAAATTTCTCTTCATTCATCTTGTACATTGCTTCTGTAATGTTCATGATATTAGCAAACATATCATCAATTGCTTTGTTATATGCCTTTTCACAAAATTCTTCTGCTAAATAATAATCTACATATTCATCATTAAATGCTGTTTCAACATTACTCCATAATTCATGTTTTAATTCTTTTAATCTATCTTCCATCTTCCTGCTCCTCTCTGTATGGCTCTGGTAATGGTTGCCACGCAATCACATCGAATACACTTTCATAGCCATTTGACCAACCATGATGATAATATGACACTCCTATCATTCCATCTTCATTAGTGGTTAAATATGCTTTTGCTTTTGGTTCAAAAGTTTCAGGTAATCTTTCACTGCACGGAATCCAGCCATTGTTGTGTTCTTCGTCAACCTGATTGACTATTTTACTTACCCTAGGAATATTCATAGTACCTGCTGTAATAGGTGTTCCAAGATATTTTGATAGAATGTCCTCAATTATCATGTCAACATTGTCAATCAAAACACCATCACTTCTTTCTAGCCGTCGTCCTATTTTTAGCCATTCATTAAGAGTAAATATTTGTACATTTTCTTCAACACCCATTTTTCTTGCAGTATCTAATGTAAATTTTTTCATTTGTTGTTGTGGTACGATTAATGGTTTTCCTGTTACGTATGCTGTAGAAACAAGCATTGTTGTTTTACAATTTCCTCGTCCTCTATTAATAAATCTCATTGTTTTTTCTCCCTATTAAACATTCTATTTAACTATTTCTTTTGCTGTTTTATAAATTTCCTATACTTCTTGCTATATTTCCTCAGAATCAAATCGAGCATTATGGAGTTAATTTGCTCCGTAGATTCTGGCATCGTAGTTAAATAAGGATAGTTCTCCTTATCGTCTACAAGTCATATAAATCTAGAGTTATTTTATCTGTGTAGTTGTTATCAGCTAAAATCTGTAAAACATCTGCTTTCTTAATATATTCGTCCATTACCAGTCCTCATTTTCTGCTAGTTTTGCGTATTTCCAAGAACTTACAGCATATTCATTATTTGCTGCCCAAGATGTAGCTCCATACTTCCACGCATAAACTTTTCCATTTTCATACTTTGCAAAATATCTTTTTAGGTATATTGCATCTTCACTACTTGTAACCAATATAGGTGTATCAACCTTAACCTTAGACCAATCAACTTCCGGCTCTTCTTTGTACTCTGAGAATAGCCAATCTAGAGCGTCATTAGGACAAGAAAAACTATGATTATTAAATAAACATTTGTCACACATTGTATCGTATTTACATATGTGTGGCTGTCCTTGTATTATTGCTAAACTTTGAATGTCTATAATACCTAATTCCACTAATTTATCTTTGTAGTATTCAATATTTAACATTTCTCTCCTCCTTAACATTTTCTTCTTGCTTCTCATCTGCAATCTCATATTGCAAATCACATATGTAGTTTGTTAAAATCTTAACTACAGCTTCACTCTTTGTTTTATTGCTTTCTTCACCAGCTCTTTTTCTTTTAACTTCCAACTTATCTCTGTAATTGTCGTATTGCTTGCTGATAATGACATCACATTCGTTAAAGTGTCTGCGAACATTATAAAAGTTTCTCTTTCGTCCAATTCTTTAAGTTTTGTATTTATCTTTTGACTGATTGCATAATTAATCTCCTTGTTGTAAATTTAGATTTTTAAACATTTCGCACATTACGTTCACAACTATTGAATTACCAAATTGCTTATATAACTGCGAATTGCTATTTACTTCCTGCATTTTTGTAATATCTTCATCAGATACATCCATCAATCTTCCGCATTCTCTAGGTGTGAGTTTCCTAATACGATACTGTGAAACAATATGATTATTTGCATAGCCATGCGTTCCTGCTGATAATGTCGAACACAAACCATCTTCATCAATAACAGTTCCACATTGCGAACCATCACTTGATATTTGACCTACTTTCTTAATTCTTGCATCTTCCACAACAGGAAGTATTGCAGTTTTAAAACCATCAGGTCTTGTTGTTATAGTTGGTGATATTCCACTTTTTTCTACCTTTTGGTTGTATGCGTTTATAGTGTCTCCAACTTCACAATCATTATTTTCCAAAGTTTCGATTGCTTGTCTGTGAAACCTTTCTAACACTGCATTATCAGCATTAAATCCACTCATATTAGTTCGTTCATAACCTGATAGTATTGTACTTGCAACGTCCTGTTTTTTTCCCTTTGTAGTTATGGTTTGTTTCTCTAAAATGCTAAGTCTAAAACCTGTTGTTATAGCTGTCATTACTCCGTTTGTGTCGAAAACTCTATCTTGTAATGATGGTTGCTTCAAATCTTCGCTCAATGAACCTTTCTTATTAAGACAATTTTTCTCGTTATACTTATTTACTTTTTCTTCCATTCAATTACTCCAACTCCATATCCTTGTTTGTTGCTAATGCCTAAATCGTATCTAGCTGTGATGCAATTTGCGACTTCTCTTCGCCTGGGGCAACAAATTGATGCATCAACGCACACACTGTCTGTAGGGATTGTATTAGGAAGTGTCCCGTTGTCAATAAGTGTTTCAATTAATTTTGTAGATTTTTCGTTATTAATGTAATACTTTTCTTCAACTTCATCTTCCAAATAATCTTTCATTACAGTTTTCAACTCGATTTTTGGTGGAAACTTGTAATTGTAATTTCCTAAAAAGGAAAACATAAAGGTTCTATTTCTGCTTTGTGGTATGCCATAGTCTTTTGCATTTAAGTCTTGCCAATAGTTCTTATAGCCTAACTTTTCCAAAAAGCTAATCCATTCCATAAAGTCATTTATATTTTTATCGTTATGTACTTGTGTAACATTTTCCATAAATAAGATTTGTGGGAGTTCTAAATTGTTATTAACAATTTCTTGTAATATTCTTTCAACTTCCCACAATAGACCACTTCTTGTACCACTTCCCTTTGACATTCCCTTTTGTTCGCCTGCCAATGACAAATCCGTGCAAGGAAACGAGTAAGTAAGTAAGTAAGTAAAGGTTTTCGTGTCTACAATGTCTAAATCGTTTGCGTGTACTTTTGTTATGTCTGTTGGTTTAAAATTTGTGCCATGTACTGCGTTATAAGAATCGACTGCATATCTGTCAAACTCGACCACTTTGTAATGTTCAAATTTTGCTCCAATTCGCTTTAATGCCATTGCCTGACTTCCATACCCTGCAAACAATTCAATTAATCGTATTGGTTTTGTTACTTTTATCGGTTGATAAAGCAAATCAAAAATATCCATCTGTTCTTCCAAGACTCTTCTCCTTTCTTGATTTTTAAACTGTTACATTTATATCTTTAATACCGAATTTCATATCAATGCCACATTCTTCGGCTATGATAGATACCTGTTCATCCCAAGTAGTATAATCATCTGCTAAACATTCTGCTTTCAGGTCGAACCTTTTAAACATCTGTTTGATTCTCTTATTACCAAAACCAAATTCGTCGTGCATCGTTACTGCCATTAAGACTTTTATGTAGAAAACTATATTGTATTTGACATTTTCAGAGAATTTATCTAAATCTGCCTTACTTACTCTGCAAGGTAGGTCTATAGCATTTCTCATTTTTAAATCTTCTTCCAATGCTTCTATTCCCTTTTCTTTTGCAATTCGTAAAGCATAAGCCATGCCCTCACGTCTTGCAATTTCCTCTTTTGACAATTTTGCCATTATCTTTACCTCCACTCTTCACGCCATAAGGCTTTGATTTGAACGCTTTTACCGCATTATTTCTTAATCTGCCATCATTGATGTACATTGTTTCTTCGTGCGTCAAAATGTGACCGAATTTCTTTTCTGATACACTTTTATCCATTTTCAACACCTTCCTTTTCATCAAGGAGTTTTGCTTTAAGTTCTTTCTGCCTTTCACGTATCTTGTTTAACTCCACGTAATCATCAGGGGATAAATATGCTCCTGCGAATAAAATTTCCGCTTCCCTTCTATTCAGTTTTTGAAGTTCTGACACTATCTTTTTATCGCTCATTTACAACTCCTATCTCTGATAACTTATCAGCTAACAAATCCGTAAATTTTTTATCAACTTCTTCAATTTTTCGAATTGCATCGTTTAATGAATAATCTTTTGCCTGAAACTCCTTGCCATATTCTTTCCTTGCAATTCCCTTAATTGCATCACCCAATTTTCCGTAGTAACCTATCGTTTCAAAAACCGCGCATCCGCTTTTGTCTGTCTTATGTTTATCTTCCATTGCAATAAACTGTCTATCATCAACTCTAATTACATAATTGTCATTTACTCTTATCATGTTTATATTTCCTTTCCAAAAAATCTATAAATCCAAGGGCTAAACTTCTTGCTAATGTATTTTTCTTTGCAAATTCATTAAAATCATCCATAACACCTTGCCAATACGCATCTGCATCCTCTGGAATGTAATACTTTTGAACTAATTTCCAAAACTCATTGAAAGTTTTATGCTCTTCACATCCAGGTGTAAATTTTTTGCTTGCCATTTATTACCTCCTAAAAATCAAATGGAGTGTTTTCCACCTGAACAAATTCGTTTGGTTTACTGTCAAATGGAGTTGTTTTTCTTTTCGTCACTCCAATTGCCTTTATATTGTCAAATGTTTGAGTGCTTTCTTCGAATTTCATTAGATCTCCAATGAAATTTATTACAAACCGTCCTGTAGTTCCTTGTCTGTTCTTTTCGACTTTTATTCCTTTGACCGATTTATCATCATCAAGTAAATTCCACATTAGAATTATCACACTTGCATCCTGTTCAATATCTCCTGCTTCCCTTAATTCGCTCATTGTAGGCTCTTTGGTTTCTTTCGTTTCCGAAACTCTATTCATCTGCGATAATGCTATGATTGGTATGTTTAATTCCATCGCCAACTCTTTAATAGCCTTTGATATTGCTCCTACTTCTGCGGTTCTATTTCCTTTATATGTCTTGTCCGATTTAAGTAGCTGTAAGTAATCAATTATTATGATGTCATAATCCATATGTTTAACCTCTGCTCTTATTTCAGACATTGATTTACTTCCGGTTGTCAGAATAATATTTTCTTGATTTGCCAAAACTTCATTAGCATCATTAAAGCGCCTCTGTTCATCCGCATTAAATTTCAATGCACGTCTTAATCTTGTTAATCCAATTCCGCTTTGCGATGCAACGAAACGTTCATAGACTTGTTTTTCCTGCATTTCCAAATTGTAAAAGCCTATTCTCTTTCCCTGCCTTGCAAGGTTTGTTGTGATTTGAGTTACTAAAGCAGATTTTCCGACTGCAGGTCTTGCACCAATAACAATCATGTCTCCACCTTCCAAACCACCAAGGGTTTCGTCTAATTTTTCAAATCCAATATTCAGAAGATTATCCGTATTCTGTATTGGATATTTGCCTTTTTGTTCATCAACAATCTGTGCCAACGATTTCATATTGAATTTTTTAACATCAACTAAACTTTCAAGACTATTCAAAAGAGTTCCTATTTGCCCTTTTACATCACTTGATGTAAATTTTATCGTTGAAATCATTTGAGTGGCTGTACCGGTCAAATAATCGCTCTCCATGACCTCTGCGTAACTTACAACATCAGCACTTGTCATTGTTTCTGACATACAAGACTTAATTTCCTGCATAATCATCTGTGATGTATATTGCTCACATTTAACTCTTTGGTCTATTACTGCCACATTGACATCATAGTTATTGTCATATCCTCGTTGAAATTCTGTATATATTCTTCCAAGTAACTCTGATTTGAACATTTTTGCATTCAGAATGTTACAAATTTTAGGCATTGTATTTTCAAAATCCATCAGCAAACTTCCGATAACGTGTTGCTCTGCTATGTAACTCATATTACTTGTCCTCCAAATCTACATAGTCAAGTAACTGTCTACCCATTAAGGTGTCAAAGTTTTTCCAATATTGGTAATCATCTTGTCCTGCATCTTTCTGCTGCTCAACGTATTTTTGAACCGCTAAATAGATTTGTCTGTTTGTTAAGTGATATTTAACACCTCCAACATCTTTCCCTTGTGGACTTACCCATTGCTTATAATTAGCAAATGCTACCGTCTTGCCACGCTTTTTAGGATATGCAGCATAAATCAATTCGAAATCGTGTTTAAGTTGTTCGTTTTTTGATTTTTTATCTTCAACGTGCAAATCCTTTGCACAAGATATATTATTTATACTATTCTTACCTATACTATCCTTACCTGTGTATACATCTTGTATACATTCTGTATACATACCATTATCAATTAACGTATAAGCCTTATTCGCCTTTATTCCCAACATTGATTTTTCTTCAAAATAGTCAGTCGGTTTATATCTGTCAGACTGTATGTAATTGTGCATTTTCCAATGTTTAATTACGATTATTCCGCTTTCAAATAAAATTATAAATTTTTTCGCTACAAGTAATTTAAAATCATCATCAGCAGCTCCACACATACGCTGTATTTTGCGTGGATTATTAACGAAACCATCATCATCGGCATTCATTGACAAATGAAAATACAGCATTTGTGAGCTACATGGCATTTCGAGGAAAGCATCGCTTTCAGTGATTTTTTTTGTAAACATTCTTCTCTCTGCCATCTCAATACCTCCTAGAAATTAAAAGGTAATTCTGAATTATCAATGTTATCAGGAATATTCATAAATCCATCATTTGAACTTGGAACATTACCGGTAACATTTGCACTTGCTGGTTCATCTGGCATTGGCATTGAATTATTGATATTTCTTTCTGATGCAGCTTTACTTTCAGCAAATTCCTGATTTTCTACTACAACATCTGTTGTATAAACAGTTCTACCTTCCTTATCCTGATAACTTCCTGTCTGAATACGACCTTCTGCTACTATTTTTGTTCCCCGATGGAAATATTTTTCTGCAAACTCGCCGCTTCTTCCAAATGCTACGCATCTGATAAAATCCGCCGTCTGCTCTCCGTCTCTCTTAAATCTTCTGTCTACTGCCAATGTATACCTTGCAATAGCCATTTGATTACCATTTGATGTCGTATAACTTATATCCGGGTCTTTAGTTAATCTGCCCATTAATATTACTTTATTCATAACCTACCTCCTTGTTGGGTTAAGTAAAATTCTCATTATCGTTTCGCCCGATTCTTCTGGTGAACAAAACAGGAATTTAACACCATATTTTGCTTCCATTGTTTGCATTGCTCGGGCTAACGTTTTGCCACTTGTTGGTGGTAATTTGGCTAATTTTACATTTTCAGCCTTTCCTCTTTCTTTAAGTTGTTTGATTTTGTCATATTTTGCTCTTCGTGGATTATCCCATTCAATCAAATCATCAAAATTGTAAACATTGTCTCTGTTTTCAACAAGAATTATCAACTTGATATTATTGTTTTGAGCCAAAATACACTCGTCTCTAAATCGCCCATGAGATTTTCCACATATATTTCCGATAATCTCCTGAATGTCTTTTTTCGTGTCAACGCAAATATTATAAGTTCCTAAAAAGTCCATTTTTTTTATGCTTATTCCTCTTGCGATTTTTCTGTTGACGACATCGGCGATTTTATGATTTGCTAAAACATAATCACCTACCGGAAGAGGAAATCTTCTATAAGCTATTTGATGATTACTCCACCATGCGTGCTTTATAAGATGCTCACCTTCTTTTTGTCCGGTATCTTCCACGACAATAAATTTAGGATTTTCCAACACTTTCTCCTTTCATTAAATTTTCAATATATTTATCCATTGATTGGCATAGTTTGTAACAGTTGCCATGCATTGCGTGTTGTTTCCATTGCTGATACCTAGATAGAAACTCTTTTTCGCTCCATATGCCACGTTTTACACGTTTAACCATAATTCGTATGCGTTTCTTTGCTTTACGTTTGTTTTGACCGCAAATTTTTTCGATATATTTTCCATTGTTTGTTACGTAATGATGAAATCCTAAAAATTTAATTCCATTTTTGATAGGAACTATCTGTGTTTTGTTGTTTAATGACAATCCCAAACTTTTTAAAAATTCATCAATGGAACTTAAACAATACTTAAGATATTCTTTGCTATGATGTATTAAATAAAAATCATCCATATAGCGTCCATATTTACTAATTCCTAACTCACCTGTTACAAAATGATCTAATCCATTTAACATTAACAATGCGTAAACCTGTGCCACTTGATTTCCTAATGGAAGTCCTAGCCCCTTTGTACTATCAATAAATAAATGATTTAGCCAAATCGTATAATCTTCCGGAAAATAATAATCAACAATATCTTTCACTATATCGTGGTTAATTTTGTAGAAAAATTTGCTAATATCACATTTTAAAATCCAACCTGTATAGCCATTTTCTTTGTAATAATCTAGCATTTGCTCTTTCAGGACATCCAATGCATAATGTGTTCCTTTTCCTACTTGTCCTGCTGAATTGCTATAAATAAACTCCTTACTTAATCTTGGAAGCAACACATTGTCGCATAAACAATGTTGAACAATCTTGTCCTTAAACTGACATGACGTTATTATTCTTTCTTTTGGTTCATATATTTTAAATTCGCTATACTTACCAACAGAATAAGTTTGATTTTTCAGTTGCTCCTGCAAAATCATAATTCCCTCAATAGCATTTCTATCAAACCTAGCAAGGCTTCCATTATATTTTTTACCGACCTTTGCTTTCCTATATGCTTTATATAGGTTATTAAAATCTGTGATAATATCTTTATCCATAAAATTACATTTGTATTTATCGCCAAGCGAAAGGTTACATATCTTTTTGTATCTTCTCTGATTTCAGCATATTGCTTACTCTGTCTCGCTGTATTGATACAGAATGGACGCACGCCGTTATTGTTGTTGTAATTGTTGTTGTTAAGATTACCGGACGGCGAAACAATCAAATTTTGAATATGTAACCTACGCAAAGGTCGGTAAAGTTATTTCCTTTCTTCCTTACTTCTCCAGGCAATAGTTAAATGCTTCACATCAAGCACTAACGATACCCAATACTGCATTTCTTTTGAATTAATAAAATTTAATCTATTAGATTCTTCGACATACCAATTCAACTGTTCACAATATGTTATCGCCTTTGTTTGAATTGCTATTCTCTGTGTTGGGTATAAGTTTTTATTAATCCCATTTGCTTCTATTAATGCATCGTATATATCCATTGCTTTAATGTTCATTTTGTCTACTAAAGAATGTCTATATTTTTTAGGGAATTTCTTACAATTTCCACTTTTGATTAAGGTATGATGCATTAATTCTTTTGCTTTCTTTATTACTATTAAATCTTGGCTAGCCATTTCACTTCTCCTTAAGATTCAAAGATTGAAGATTTAAGATACAAAACCGGACGCACGCCGCAATCGTAGTAGTAACTGTAGTAGTTAAGATTACCGGACGGCGAAACAATTTCAATCCAGCGGTCATCATTGTTACATTTAGTTGAATCCGGAGAACATAACCACCAATAGTCACCCTGATTTGGTATTAAATGTCTATATTTACGATATTCGTCAATTGTCAGGAGTGAAATTGCATCAGTTGTAGTTCCATATTCAGTCTGTCCATCTAATGAGATTAAATCTCTGGCAAAACTACAAATATTTTCCTGCCCAATTTCATCTTCGATTTTGGGTAATATTTCGTCATGCAAATAAATTCTTAATGAGCAGTCTGTCCAATAGTTGTCGCTTCCAAAAGTTCTATCTCCCAAATTATCTAAACACCAAACTAACGTTTTATCTCCAAACTTATCCAAAACTTTCCACGTTTTTCCTGCAAGTTCAAATGTGTCACCAATTTCCTTGTTTCCTAATTTAACTTCCTTAAAAATTTTCTTTTCCAATCTCTCAATTCTTTCTTCTAAAGTTCTCATTTATACCTCCTAAAATTTAATTAAACTCATATCTACTTCTAATCTTTTAGATGCACAACATACGTCTGCCTGCGTGTGTTCTTTAACCTTTTTTACTAATTCTGACATAGGATATGGAAATGCTCCCATATGTACTAGAATTACGTTCTTAAGGCTTTCCGTTTCGTTATTTTTGATAAAATCAATGCAAGTGTCAATATTGCAATGTCCCAATACTTTATGACGATAATTAGGTAAATCTTTGTCAGCTTCGTCATAATTGCACTCAATAATTAAATGATTTATTTTTAATTTTTTGAAATTGTACTTGCAATATTCAAAGTCCGTCATGTACAGTATTTTCTGCTGCTCAACATTAATCAAATAACCACATATAGTGATTTTTTCATCCGATGTCATGTCGTAATGTGGTAAATCGAAACTTTGTACATCGAAACTTCCAAAACTTCTTTTTTGCCTTAAATTTTCGCTCTCATAAGGTTGCCAAACATTAAATGCTGACATATCTTTAAGTGCTAACGTGTGGTCTTTGTGAGCGTGACTTATAATCACGCCCTTGACCTTTGCTACGTTATAATTCAAACCTGCTACTATTTCTTTTTTGGGAATGCCCGCATCAACAATTAATGCTTCATTTTCCGTTTCTAAAATGTAGCAATTTCCGGAACTTCCTGTTGCTAAACATTTAAGTTTCAACATATTACTTAATTAAATTCGATATATCTAATATTGAATTACTTCCTCCGTTTACCTTTGGCATTTCACCATTCCATTTATCAAGTGCGTTCTGCTGTAAAACATTTTTTGATAATGATTTATTTAAAATCTTGTTTGCTTCTGCCTGTGCGTCAGCCTTTATTTTTATTGCGTCAGCTTCGCCTTGTGCGTTAGTCTTATTAACCTGTGCGTCAGCATTAGCCTTTTCAATGGATTTTTTATTTTCAATCTGCTGCTTCTCATAATCCATTTGAGCCTGCTGCTTCTTTGCGATTTTATCGTTATAGTCTTTGTCAAAAGTTGCATTGTTAATAACGACCTTATTTATTAAGACAATATCTTTACCATACTTTTCATCAAGTGATTTCTGGATATTTTCCTGTGCAATTGGCTCAATTTTATTTCGATTAGTAACATCTACAGGTGATAACGTTTTTGCTGATGATTTTATAGCTGATGATACCAAATCTTCACTTACAAGATTATCTTCATAGTCACTAATATTGGCAGCAATCCACGCTGATTTTTTAGGATTTATCCTATAAGTTATTGTAATTTTTGAGAAGAATACTTCGTTTCTCTCGCTTGTTTCTGATGATATTTTTGTATCTTCAAATTTTATATCCTGTTGTTTGTTGTTTACCTTTTCTATCTTGTCAACAAAAGGTATTTTCAGATTAAAGCCATTATGTAATGTTGTTTTGCTAATCTGCCCAAATCTATTTCTTATTCCGGTATACCCTGTTGGTATTATTTTGAAACTGAAAGAAAAAATGATAATGCAAATTCCTACTATCAGTATGACAGTCGCACTCTTCTTTTTTACAAACTCCTCACTTTCAGAGTGATTTTCATTTTCAAACATTTCTTTCCTTACAGAATTTAATCCTGCTCCTACGGCTACCGCAATAATTCCTAAAAATAAACAAATAATATTTAATAACATTTTCAATTCCTCCTATATTTCCTTAAATTCTTCCGTGTTTGCATTTTCTGCAACATCCGCTTTAGCAATTTTCTCTGGATCAGTCTCGATTGCCATGACCTCTTCATAAATTTTGAACTGTTCATCATTGTCAAAATTGAAATCCAAATGCTTGCACAAACGTCTTAACACTACCTTTTTGTACATTTCGCTTGTAAAATCTTTCCAAGCACCTTTGTTAGCATTTTTGCTTTTTTCTCTGGCCTTATTTAATTCATCAATGTTCATCACTTCGACCATTTTTCCACCATCTTTAAATAAGCAAACTGCAAATGCTCCAATAATAGGTGCTTTATTAAACATTTTCGGTGTAAAATCAACCGTATGTTGACCGTCTTTAATGTATCTGGTTAATACATCGCCTTCTCTTACTACTTCTGCGTATATGTCTACAATTGGTCTTGTTGCATGTCTTTTATGAAATTTAATTTCACCTTTGTAGTCCGTCTGGAAATTAAGAATTTTTCCATAAGGAATTAAATAACACTCATGCATAAAGAAATCCAATCCTAAAATTGCACCTTTAACAAGTCCAACAACAACCTGTGTTTCTCCATATTCAAGCAGCTCTGGTTTATCGTTTAATAAAGCAACACAATTTTGAGTAAACCTTGCTTTGTTAAAGTTTTGTGGCAATGCTTTTTCCTGCGCAATTAATTCAGTTCCAATACGTTTGTACCAGGCATCATTAAATTGCTTTTTTGTTATCTGCGTTTTTTCAGCCATTTGATACCTCCTTAATTTCTAAAGTCTTATCATCTGTCTTTTTCATCATTATCAACTGTCCGTCTACTTTTGGTATTCTCCATTCATCAAGACTTTCGATATTGTCAATGAAAATCGGTGCGTGCAAATCATATGCTTTCTGGAATGCCTGACATAAATCAACGTCAGCCAAGATTTTAAAACCAACGTTTAGGTTTGCATCATATGATGTTCCATTAACTAACAACTCGCATACATCTTCGAATGCATTTTTATCCTTAATTAATGGCTTAAATAATTTGAATTTAATGATATTGAAATGGCTGTTAACTGGCTCTGTTAATAACTCAATGCGCTCTTTGTTGAAATCTTCAAGAAGTTTTTTCTTTTTCTCCTCATTAGCAATCTTCTGTTCAACATCCATCGCTTCTTGCTGTAATTCTTCAATTCTTTCATCAAAGTTTTGATTGTCGGCAACAGCAATCTGGTTGGATATTGTAATTAATTCAGAATTGAGGTTAGAAATTTCCTTGTCAAATTCGGAGACATCAAATCTTTTAACCTTACTCTGTTTTTCTTCCAAATCATTAATTTCTTTCTGAATTTTCAGCCATTCAGGAGTTGATTTTGCGTCGATAAGTTCAATTTCACCAACATTATCTAAGGCATTTTCCAATTCCTTTTTAGCAACACATTTTTCAGCTATTTTCTTGTTGTAATCATCAATTTGTTGTTTGGTCTGCTCGTTAACCTGCTTAAGTGCCACACCTTTATTGTTAATTGACTTAATTTTAGCCTGCTTATTGCTCTTGAAAGTTTCTTTAATAACACTTATCTGTTCTTCCGGCAGTTTCTGCTTGCACGTTGGGCAAATAGTATTCTTTTCGTCAAACTCTTCTTTATTAACTGCAGAAATTTTATTCCTGTAATTCTGCATTTTTTCTTCGTTTTCAGCAATAATTATTTCGGCATTACGAATATATGCCTGGATATTTGCTATTTCTGCGTCAACAGAATCTATTTTCTGCCGAATATCCCTTTTGTTACGTGCTTTTTCTTCAACTGCTTTGTTCGCTTCACGCTCAACATCGCCTTGCTTAAATTTCAATTCCATAATCTGTGATGACAAATCGCTATATTCAGAATTTAATGTAAGCAAATTGCTTTTCTTGTCCGTCAAATCCTTAATTTTGTTATTAATTTCTTCCTTATTTTTAATAAGTTCTGAAATATCAACATCATCTTTCTGATGATTTAATTCATCAATTCTTACAGGTATGGCTTTTTGTTTCTCTTTTAACCCTGCAATCGCTCTTTTTGTTGCGGAAATCAATTCATCAACAGTTCCAACCTTTAAATCTTTAGCAATGCTTTGATACTTCTCATTATTTTCAATGATTTCACCAAAAGAAGTCCTATTTCCAAAAAGAGACATGATTTTCTCTCTTCTTTTAGCAGTATTTAACTTCAAAAACGCTCTTGGATTAGTGCAGAATTTAAAATCATCAATAACAATAAACTGCTCTATAAATGCTTTGAAATCTCTTTCATTTTTAAATATTCCATTAATATAAAACTCATTGTTATTTCCTGACATCTTTTTCTGCTGGTCTGTGCTAGATTTCGTCCATTTCTGCTTATTAATTTTTGTTAATTTAAAAACAGTTCCGTCAAAATCAACATCAAGTTCTGCTTTGATTTCTACATTATCAATATCCACGCCATTCGCATCGTGCGGTCTTATTTTTCCATCTGGTGAACTTCCGTCAGCCAATTGATTTGTTAAAATCCACATAATTGCATTTTGTATTGTTGACTTTCCTAGACCATTAGCACCGCAGATTAAAGCCTTATCCGGCAAATCCACATCAAGGGATTTAATTCCGCAAAAATTTTCTAACAAAATATGCTTAAATTTAATTTTCATCCTTTTTATCTCCCTTCTCACTTTGAGCTTTCTGGAATAAAAGAGAAGTAAAGATATTTGTTGCTGCAGTTGCAAACTTTAATCCAAAATCTTTATTATTTGCCCCTAAAAGAGACAGTGCTATTCTAAATTCCTCATAGTTTCTTGCATCTATTGCCATTTGAAAAAAAAGATTATCCTTAAACTCTTCCCAAAAATCATTTAGTGAATAATTATGAATATCAATATTTTTCAAAAGTTCCTCATTTAACTTCATTGCTTTCTCCTTTCCATCTTCTTAATGCCCCTACAGACATCCTGTATGCACCAACTGAAACAAATCCAATTGTCATAATTGATGCAAGTGTTAACTGCAGCACATTTCCATTCCAAATTTTTGTAATAATGCAAATCGCATTAAAAAGTGCTCCAATCAATATAGACTGCCATGCTATTACATCTTTAACCTTAATTCTCATATTTTCACGCCTCCAAATCTTCAATATTTACTTCACCCATATATCCTGAATACTCTAATCCGTGCGTGTACTTAAGAATTGTCATTAAGCAGGCATCTACAGATGTTGCCGTTACATTTATTAAAGTATTTCCTACAATTAGTACTTCTTTTGCATATGATGTATCTTTATTATTAGTTGTTTTGCTTTTGCTAATATCAATATCATCACAACAAAAATACTTGACCTCTGGAATATTAGGAAATGCTTCTTTCAAATGCTCCAGCCTTTCTAAAAACCTATGTTGCTCTTTAATCGTTTTCATTGTCACTATCCTTTCTTATCAAAGTGTACTTACAATACTTTGTCTGTTCGCCATAACGATTTTTGCACTTTATGTACGTTGATTTAATTGCGACACCGGATTGCCTTAATTCAGATATTCTGGCACCAATGTTCATTATTCCAAGGTCTTGCATTGCCTGTATTCTTGTTATTGAGCCAAAATCTTGCAAATATTGAAGTACTCTTTCGACTTGCGTCGGTCTTGTATTATTCTCCATAGGCATTCTCCTAAACCTCTACTTCTGTTTTAGATACAAAGATTGAAGAATCAAGATACAAAAATGGACGCACGCCGTAATTGTAGCGGAAATTGAAGTAGTTAAGAAAACCGGACGGCGAAACAACACATACGCTGTATTGATAGCCTCTGTCCTCAGTTCCCCAAGGTGTCATTAACCAATAGTAATCATCCAAATTTTCATTAACAGTTAGGTCACCAAAACGTCTAAATTCTTCAAATGTCATTGGTCTAATTGATTTAACAATCTTAATTTTCTTATTTTCGTCAATTAATGGTGCATCTTCTATTTCTACACAAACAATTGCATCTTCACCCAATTCTTTTCCAATGTATGGCTTTACATTTTCTTCAATATAAGTCTCAATTTCCGAACCTATATAATTAGTAGAATTGCTATCAAACTTAATAGACTTGTTATCCCAGTTATCCCAAGCAAGTACGCCTACGACCCCTGCTAACTTCTCCATAATTCTAAATCTCTTATCGCCAATTAAGAAAAAGTCTCCGACATTCAACTTTTCTATCTCAACACTGTTTGTGCTTGGAAAAATTACCTGCTGTTTAACGTCATGGTCTAATTTTGTAATTGCTATTTTGTCTGCAGTAATATTTACATCTACTCCGACATCACAGTTTTTCTTTAAATAATCAACTGCCGGCTGACACAATTTTCTTAATTTTTGAGTTTTTTTAATATCCATTTATTACCTCCTATTTCTTCGTTCCTAAAAATTTATTGATAAAGTACTGCTGTCCTTTACCTGTAACTTTTGTTGTCCTGTTTGTTCTAATCGAACCATCTGGATTAACACTTGTTGTTTCCTTAATTTCAAATATTCCCATATTCATACTTGCCTGCGTTGGCATATTGTAACTAGCTCCTCTTTTCTTAATAAGGTAACCATTTTCACGCAACCACATAAACAAGCGGTTCTGTCCTGCGTTTATGCCATTCTGCTTTAACAGTTTTGCAAGTTCTCCTATTAAAATTGATGTTCTGCTTGCTGAAACTGCATCAGCGAAAATTTCTTTAGGCTTCATTTGTGCAATCCTGCTGTCTTTTTCTTCAATGATTTTATCTTTTTCTGCGATTTTGTTTTTCGCTACTAACAATGCCTTTGCGAGTAACTCTTCGTCAGATAAATTCTCTTGGTTTGCTATGTAACCGCCATTTCTTCTAATTGACGGAAGTACTTCTGATGTGACCCAATGCTTAAATCTTTTGGCTGATTCCAATTTGCTTCCAATGATAGCTGAATATAAACCACTCTCATTAATCAAAAGAGACTTCATATTCATACCATCCAAAATGGATGATTTGGAATCTTCATCATCAATTCTTTTCATCATATTGCTTGTTTGTGCATATCCTAATTTATCTGAAATATCTTTAGCCACAAACCAAGGTTCATCATTAATTGTCATAGTACGAATATCGCCAAATTCATTTGAAGTAAAAACTTTTAATTCCTGCATATTTCCTCCTATTCCAAAAAATAATCAACACTTACGCCGAAATAATCTGCGAGAATTTTTAACTTGCCTATTTTAGGCGTATATGTTCCACGCTTCCATTCTGAAAAAGTGGATTTAGGTATTCCAGTGTCATTTGCAACTTTATAATCTGACACACCAGCTTTATCTCGCAGTTCTACATATTTTTTATACAATTTATTCCTCCTTTCTGAACTTTTCGTTGCATTTAGTTCAGAAATCTGATATACTTATTTTTGTTAAGAGTTATAAGTATGATTTGTTCCGTTTTCTGAACTTGTTTTTATATTAGTTTAGTTTTCTGAATTTGTCAATACTTTTTGTTCAGTTTTTTTTAACTTTTTTTTAAGGAGATAAAAATATGTACGAAATTTATTGTAAGTTAAGGGATGAAATGGGCTTGAAAGATGCAGATGTAGTACGTGCTACTGGGATTACAAAATCAACATTTAGTTCATGGAAAAGTGGCAAATACACACCCAAAGATGCTAAATTAAAGAAAATAGCAGACTTTTTTAACGTTTCTGTCGAATATTTAAGAACAGGTAAAGAACCATCTAGCGATTTCCTGTATTCTGATGAAAACGCTGATTTCTTGATTGACGTTCAGAGAAAGGCTCACAATTTGGATTTTGTTAAGCGAATGACAATGTATATGGGATTGTCAGATGCAGACAGAAAGTCTGTAGATGATATGATTGAGTTTTTATACAATAAAGAAAAAAATGAGGAAGCGGACTAATCCACTTCCTTTTGTGATTTCAAGATAAACCTATGATAGAATTTTACACGCTTAATATCTGCATATGTAAGAACTTCTACGATTTCTGATATTAAGTATTCTTTTGTTTGTTCTTCATCCCCTAGTCTTTTGTTGTCCATAATTTTTTTCCACCTCTTTTCCCGCAGCGTTAAGATAGCGATACGTTTATTATATCGAACATTCGTTCGTATGTAAACTTAAAAATCAAAAAAAGGCAATCGTAATTAAATATTTTACAATCACCTTTTACTTTTGCTAATTATACTTTTCATAACTTTCCCCCTGCTCTTATAATACTTTAATTATACTTAAGGGGAAATAAATGTAAATATTTTCATATGAAATGTCCTAAATATAGGACGCTATTCTACAAAAAGGTCTTTAATTGAACAGTCTAACGCCTTTGCTATCTTTTCTAGTTCCAATAGTGTTTTAGGAATTTCTCCGTTTTCAAATCTGTTAATTGTAGTCTTTCCCACACCACTCAAACGTGACAATTCTCTTATTGATAAATTTTTCTCTCTTCTTAATTCCCAAATTCTTAATTCCATACTAAAAACTCCTTTTATTTTTAATATGACATTTTTTTTGAAAAATATTGATTAAAGATTTAAAAAAATGTACACTTAAACTAATTAATTTTAGGAGGAGACAAATATGAAAAAACAAATGCTAATTATCTGCATCTTGTTGTCACTTGTACTTTCAGGATGCGGCAATTCAACCAGCAAAAATGAAGTAACTAAAAACCCAATTTTAAGCGAAGGCGTGCATACTATTGCTCAAAAAGTAGTTGATGACTATAACAGTTATATTTCTGTTAAAATATCAAAAGACGACCTGCTGAAAAAAATTAAAGATTATCAGGAACAAGCTAAGGACATTAGTGATAATGCTCCAGAGGATTATGATGTAATTAAATATATGTCTGAGTTAGAAAAAATGCTTGAAAATAATATCGCACACAAAGATAATTATGAATTACCAATAAATGATATAAAAACTCTATTATCTGGAAAGACTGTAAAAAAGATTGACACCGAATGGAAACTGCATCAATTTAATGATACAATATTTTATCTACCAAAAGAATACGATTTAATTTCATCTGATGATAGTAGTGATATTATTCAAACATATTCATATGGCGAAAATTTCATTAGCATTACTTCAACTGAAAAAAAAGCTGATGTATTTACTTATGAAACATTTGAAGATTGCATAAAAGAATTTAATGAAGGTACTGACTATAATTTATCTACTGAAATGGGCATTTATTTTTCAAGAAATTGTAACTTTTTTTACAAAACTAACGGAACAAGAAATATTGATGATGTTTCATTCAATGTCAAATTTTATACATGCTTAGATTCCGATGAAATGATTATTTTTCTATTTTATTCGACAGGCGATTTCGATGAAACTGTTATAAAAACAATCTTGGATGATGCGCTTATAATATAATTAATGTTCACATAAAAAAAGAGCCAACCGAAAGTGGCTCTAAATCTCACGTTACGTGCGTGATTGATACATTACATATAATATCATTTTACCAGAACATTTACAAGAAATATTGATTAAATTTCATAAAAAATATATAATTTAACTAAATATTTCAAGGAGGAAAGAACAATGAAAAAACGTTTATTAAGTCTGTGTCTAATTGTTGTTTTAATTTTAGGAATTACAGCAATACCAGACAACACATTTGTTACAAATTCAACTACAGTTAGTGCTGCAACCTTCGGTCAAAAGCAAGCATTAAAAAAGGCGAAATCATATCTTAGAGTAATGGCATTAAGTAAGCGGGGATTGATGAATCAATTAGAATATGAAGGTTTTTCATATAAAGAATGCAAGTATGGTGCTAAACATTGTAAGGCTAATTGGAAGAAGCAAGCTGCAAAAAAAGCAAAATCGTATCTTAAGGTAATGGCATTTTCAAAAAGTTCGCTATATGACCAACTGATTTATGAGGGCTTTACCAAATCACAAGCACGTTATGGTGTAAAAAAAGCGTATAAATAAGAATTTAGAAAAGGGGCATTTTAGCCCCTTCTTTATTTTTGCGCTATAAGTGTAGGTTTTACTTTGTAAGTTGCAATTCTGACGTAGTATGGTTGTTGAGTGGTTATTGTAACCCCATCTTTAGTTGCTAAGTGTGTTTCAGTTGATTGGTATATACAATGACCGCTTGTTATTACATATTTTGCAACTTTAACCATTGTACCTTCTGGGACAATGATTTGAGTTGTACCATTCTCATACATATAATAATCAGACACATATCTATCATCACCAGTATGCATCATACCTCCTTCAGAATCAATACGATATCCAGAAAACCATTCCATAGGGACAACATAATTACCATCTGCCTCCAGGAAGTCATAAGTTTCTAAACATCTCCGTTCAAATGTATTAACTGCTTCATAATCACTTTTAGTAGGTTGTTCTTCAAGGCTCTGTGAGTGTGGAATATTTGCTAATAACAATTTGCTATTCAATTTAAGTTCTGCCCAATCTGCAGAAGAAATTATACTTGTAATACCTTTTTCAGTGTCAGAAAAACTACAGCTTTTACTTTTATCAACAATAAACACTTTTGTTCTTTCAGTATCAATTTTCCCACCCACATAAAAATGGTGATAGCCACTTGGTTTTTCATATACATATTCTGTATCACTTGTTCTTACTATTTGATGCGTGTCTGGAGAACTCATTTCGAGCTTAAAGGGTATTATTGTAATTGTAGCCATAGTTGGATTTTCTATTATGACTTTATCTTCAATAATATTCTCTGTTTGATAAATTTCGCCTTGTAACTTCCACGGTGCTATTGTCGCTTTTACTTTATCAGTCAATTCAATAATATTTGCAATAATTCTATTCCAATCTTTATAATTAAATGCACCTTTCAATCCCATACTCCATTCTGCTTTTTCTGCAAGAGTAAAATCTGCCCAATTCATTTTTTCATATCTCTGGGCTAAAATTACATCCTCCAATGTTCTATCTGTAATAATTTCTTTCATAACTTGTCCTTCCTACTGAAATGATTTAGGTACTAAAATTTCTACAGTACCTTTAAAAATGCCTTCATATTTCAATTCTATTGACGTAAGAAATCCTTTATAGATTTTTCCACTTTTAGTTTCTATGTTTATAACATCTGCCACTTGCCAAGCTGGATTAATTATGCACTCTGCAGATATTTTAATTGCGTCTGAAATAAAACTATTAACATAATTTGCTAATATTTTCAATGGGTTGTCCGCTTCTGCAGTACTATCAACAACTCCCCAGGCAGGGTTATCATCAGCAGTTGTCGCCGTAATAGCGAAGATTAATTTATCGTCAATATTCTGATCTATTCCGTTGCTGGCAAAATTATATGATATTGTTTCGATATGATTTATGTTAGAGCCTTCTGTTCTCTGCTCCAATGATTTATACAAAGGGCTGATTTTAACATTCTTAATAACATCTAATTTATTAATAACAGGATAACTGTAACATTGGTCGAGGTAAATCGTATCTTCTGCTCCATAGTAAATTGCATCTGACAATTTCCCATTGGATTCAGTTATATGCTTTAATATAACACTACCTTTCTCATTAATGAATATATAATTAGATATTGTAAGACTTGCAATCTGTAATAAGTCTTTAACTTCTGTTTGGAAATAATCATCCCAAAGTCTACACATTTCAGTAATACGATTTGTAGTACTACCCTCATATCCTTTATCAATAGTCATTCCTGTAAATGGCTGATGCATTCTGCTTCTTTTTTTATTGTAAACAGAATTGCCCCCCCATATCGCAATATCTCTTCCACAAACATTAGACAACATATATACAAATGCTTGGTAACTATCCCACTTATTAGGTGCAGAGTTTTGGTCAATAATATTAGCACTTATTTGAAATGACGGTATTTTTTGTGTCATTTTCTGCAAAACGTTTTCTAATGTAATTTTAGCAGTTATACCTTGTTGTGGTCTATCTAACCCTCTAAAATAACAAGCATCAATCTGTATCAGTTCCCACGCATCATCAATTTTAAAACGTGCATAAATTGCAAAAATAGAATTTGTATTAAACTCATGCACAAATTTAGCTTCACTATTCCATACATCGTAATCATTATTGATGTCCTCTATTTCAAGTCCTAAATCATTTTTTGGCAATTCTGCTGAAATCATATCCACACTCTTTTTAAGCGTGCAGCTTGTCATATTTCTTTTGTCAAACCAAAATCGTTTTCCTAGAATAAGTTCGTCAACTCTAGCCCTACGATATGGTTTATTCCATTCTGTGAAAATTACCTTAATAGAATTAGTTGTTGTCAGCATTTGAAACATTTGATATGTAGTATCATATTCATCTAAATTAATTTCCGTTTCTTTGTTTGTTGCTGTATCAACAATTTTAAATTTTGTTGCAAATTCATTTTGATTTGGCTCAAATTTCATTGTTACAAAATTCTTGGCTGTTGGTGCTCCTGAAAGCTTAATTCCAACTCCCTCCCCTGTTCCAACTCCGAACTGACAATCACCACCACATACAATCCCTGATATATACTTATCTTCCTTAACAGGATTAGAATAATCGTAAAAATCAAAACTTCCATCAAGAATAAAATAATTTAATTCGCAAGTAGCATACTTTTTATTATTGGTAGACACTTCACTTGTTGTATATTTTCCTGTTTTTGATGTTGCTTTATATACATCGCCAACTATTAATTGTCCGCTTAATGTACTTGCCATACTGTCAGTTATTGGTGCTGAAACATCATTGCTATTAGATACAATCAAATCACTTTCAGGCAACAAGTCATTCGCAATATTTGCATATAGATCTTTCCATTTTTGGCTAGTTGTTATCATTCAATCACTCCTTGAATAAAAAAATAAGGGATAGCGCACTTTTACACTACCCCTTATTATTTATGATATTTTGCTTAAAAAACTTTTCCACATCTTATTGCTCTTGCCTGTCATCGGACCAGGACACGCCTTACCATTGACATCCCAATGTCTAATTATGACTTGTGCATTAGGACAGTATCTCTGAATGTACTTAACAAGTTTTTTTGTAGCCTTTGCCTGTGCTTCGGTAAAGTTTTTAACACAATTACATAACTCTATTGATACAGAATTTTCATTTGTGCATTTTTTGTAATAAGTTCCTGCACCATTACGTTTATTGTAAAATCCACCTACCGCATAAGCAATTCTGTTCATCGGAATACTCCTTGCAATTTTTCCTTTAGTATCAACAAAGAAGTGTGCGCCTGCTTCTCTTGTATTTCCTGTTGCGAAATAATCAGCGTTATTCTGCGCTGTATCTCCAATGTTGCTTGTAAAATGAATTACAATATATTTAATATTTTTCTTCTTTCTCTTTGCTCCAAAACTAATTGATTTAGCCATTCTTTTATACATTTTCATAGTTAAATGCTCCTTTCACATAAAAAAATAAAGCCTTACGGCTTTTACTTCTCAACCAATGATAACTTTGCTCCTAACCAACCTTGTGGTTTACCATTTTTATCAAGTAAATGTAATCCGTTTGTGGTTCGGTCGCCAACGTAAAACGTTCGTGTTTCTAATTGATTTGTTTCCTGATTAAAAAAAGTGGTCTTTCGATAGAAAGAACCACCTAATTTAGAGTTGAATTGTGACAATATTTTCGACCACTCTTTAGTCGTGATGTAATTAAATGTTACATCAACCGCTGCAACACCTTCCCTGACTACACCACCAACTGTCACTCCTTTTACATTTCTTCCGCTGTCAACAACTGTTGCTGTTGTCCCATTGTATGTAGAAGGACATGGAGGTGTATAATTCGACCAATATAGAAGTTTTTGATTTGCCATTATATAAAACACCTCCTTATCCAAAAACATAGCCGTTTTGGTTTCCAATTATTTGAGCACCATTTCTAGCATTTGCCTTACTAACCTTCTTCGCAACAACATCACCGTCAAGTTCCACTGTTAAATGATTTTCAATAACTTGGTCTTGCGATGCTCCTACGCTTGCTAATGCTCTCATATGTCCTCGATATGATGCTTCTTCTATCGCATCAACAATCTGACCCTGATTTGCTACACCTGTTTGATTTCCGTATCTGCCGATTAATTCAGCATTTCCATTTTCATTCGCGTAGAACAAATCCGCCGACTTAACCATTCCACCGTTAGCCTTATAGCCAATCGGTTTAATCGTAGTCCTTATAATATTGTCATTATTTCTAATAGTGTCTAAAAACGACTTATTAAACCATTGGTTTTTACCTTTTGGAGATTTTGTTTCATCCACCGAAAATCCCAACTTAAATGCGAAATCACTTTTAATATTGAATAAATCTTTTATCTTGCCCTGTAATCTTTCCTTTGCTTCATCAAGAGAAATACGACCTAACATTGATATTGTTTTAACTTGTATCTCTTTTCTAGCTTCTTCGAGCGAAATTCCCTTTGAAACAGACAAGAAAAATGTTTTCCAATCGCTTTTTAAAGTTGCATTCAAATCGCTATCGTCTTTAACTAAAAATCCAGATACAATATCTTTTGTGGTTTGATATGCTAATCTCTTACCTTTATCGCCAACAGTATTAAATACTTGATTGTATATTTCGACAATATCATCCGCAAATTCCGTTGGTCTGTCATTATTAATGAGATACTCGACTTTAAATAAGTCACCGTCATTAATTGCTTTTTTAATGACATCCCAATCAATTCCAGAATTCAATGATTTATTCAATGCTTGTTGTAACGGCTGCGTATAGTTTTTGTTAAAAATTTCTTGTAACTCTTGTTGGTCTAACTTTTGCAAATCTTCAAAGGTTTTTTTTACTTCTTTAGAAATGCCCTTTTGATTAATTTGAGAGTTCCAATATTCGTTAACCGCTTTTAACTGTTCATCATATACACTTTTGGCTTCTTCAAACTTTTTCTTAAGTTTACTCTTGTCTAATTTATGGCTATTGTCAAAAACATCGTTAATGTTAAGCTTCTTGCTAGAAATATTTTTCTTTGCTTCATCTACTATCTTTTTTGACTTATCATTGTCCATGCCGGTCATTCCATAAATCTTTTGCCTGTTTTTGTTTGCTTTTTCACTATTTGGTCTTCCGGCTTCTATCTCTTTCCTGTATTCTTTTGTCGCTTTTTTGAGTTTATTGTAATTTTTGCTGTATGCTTCTGTTGCCTTTTTGATTTGCTCATCTACATCTATTCCTGCTGCTTCTAATGAGGTTCTATTTAATTCAAGTGATGTAATTGTGTTTGTATAAGACGAATCCAAATATTGCTTTGCAGCATCTTCTAATTTTTTAAACGCTTCCTTAATTTTATCCGCACTCGTCATTGATGTATTTGCAGAATTTTTAAGTGCCGAACCAATAGCAGTAATCGTGTCCATTGATGTTTTAATGGTATCTGTGCTTTCTGACATTTTTTCCATATTGTCAGTAAAAGATTTTGGCAATTTTTTAACAGATTTAAAAGCATTACGTAATTTTTCATTCAAATCATCAAGCGTAACACCATTCTTATCACTGAATTGTAATTCTATCCTCTTGTTGTTTAAACTGTCTATATGCTTGGAAATTCCAATAATTCCACCAACAAGAACAGATATTCCCGCCATTGCTAAACCTGCAGGACCAAATGCTGTGTATAATGCAAAAGCTGATATACCAGCAGATATTACAATTTGACCTAATCCGCCTAAAACAGTTTTTGAGCCGTCATTTATTCCTTCAATAGCTGTTTTTGTTCCGGCAAAAGCAGCAATAATACCACCTGCACCTAAAATAGCTCTTGAAGTTTTCGATAAACCATTTCTAAAATTATCAATACCGTCTTTTCCTTGTAAAAATGTATATTTAATTCCATCTTTACCGCCCAGTATCTTAATATTATCTTTTACAGAAATAATTCCACCTGCAACTTTACTTAATGCCTTTCTAATTAAATCTCCAACAGAACTAAATTCTTTAATTGCACCTCTTTTAATCTTCAAAAATGCCTTAAGCATTGGAATAACTAAAATTGTGTCAATTTCCAAATTTCCAAAGAAATCAAAGAAAGCCTTAAATACCGACTTGTAGTTAATATTGGATATAAAACTGCCTAAAGCCTTTTCAAATCCGTCTACGAACTTGTTAAGGGCTTCTGCGGTATCAGCCCAAGGGTAGTTTTCAAAAAAACCATTCAAACCATTGGCGATACTTTCGCCAACATTAGACCAATCTAATTCCTTAAAGAAATTAAGTGCAAATTCTACTCTTAATCCCAAGAATTTAGCAATGTTGCGCCCAACTTCATAAAACAATTCTGGCGTTATAAGACCATTCAAAAACTGTGCTAATCCTGTTCCGAAACTTCCAACCTTTTGGTAAATTGTGTTCCAAGGGATGCTTTCTAATGATTTTGTCAATCCATTACTTATGTATTTTCCAATACCTTGATAATCGCCTTTCTGAAAAGCACTAATAATAGCGTTTGCGATTTCCTGCGCTTTATTTCTTGAATTTTTCAAGGCTTTGTTCCAAACTTTTTCATAATCAGAAACAGCCTTACCTATTTGATTAGATAAATCAAAAGTTCCACCATCTTCATCTTTAGAGGACTTTTTATCTTTTGGAGAAATAATATTTAATTTATCGATTGCTAATGTGTTAAGATTATCTTTGAGTTTCTTTGCCTTTTTTGAAGCATCGTCAGTAGCATCTCCAACATCTTCGATTGAATCATATAATCCGTCAATGTCACTTGCGCCACCAGAGATACCATCCATTACCTCTGTGAGCCAATTATCGCCCCATAGTTTAAATCCAATAGTTTCAAACAACTTTTGTAGAGCTATAACCATACCATTGATATACGGTAATGCGTATTGAACTATCGGTAAGAATAAGTTTCCTAAAATTCTTGATAAGTTCTGCGTCTGCTGTCCGAATATACGATATTGGTTAGCAACAGAATTGATTGTATTCGCTTGATCTCCCCAAGCAATCTTACTTTGTTGCAAAATCGCCAATACTCTTAATTGCATTTTTTCCGACTGTGACATTGCTGACACTTTTTTTGCAATTGCGTTTGCATCAGCCAATTCCTGTAACGTATTATTGGTAATATCAATACCGTATTTATATAACGCTCTTGATTGACCGATAAGTCCAGACTGCAGGTTTGTCATTACAGATTCTATAGGAACGTTTGTTAACGAGGATAAGTCCGCAGATAACATTGACAATGCCTTTGCCGTACTAATCGAATTCTCACCAAGCATACCGACAGAATTTGATACCGCTGCAACCTTTGCCTGATAATTCATTAATTGTTCTGGGTCAAGTGATAAATTCTGTGTTTGCGTTGTACTTCTTTTCAGTTCGCCACCATCGCCAACTTCATAGCCGGTCATTTTAGTCGTTAAATCTGTAAGCCTGCTTTTGAAACTGTTTGCGTATTCTTCTGCACTGTTATAACCATACTCGCTGTATTGTTTACCAAACTGCTTTCCGATTTTATCCATACTTACATTGAAATAGTTGTATGTTTCAACATAATTCATAGCAGAATTTACGGCATTTCCAATTTTTTTAATGCCTCGTGTTATTAGAAAACAATTTGCGTAAAAACTTCCTGCTACCTGCGCAAACTTACCAAAATTAGTATTTAATCCTAAAATTTGTTTAGGTAGCGAAGACAGGTTTGTTGATAAATTTTTACTTGCTGTTGCACTCTTATTGAGATTGGATGCTGTTCCTTTACCTATATTGGCAATGGACTTTCCGCTTATTTTGTTTGTAGAATGTTGTACAACCTTTAAACGCTCAATTAGGCTATCTAAATTTTTTATTGCTTCATCAGAACTACTTTTTATTTTTATATCTAAAGTATCAATTGTATTATTAGCCATATAAATTTCCTCACAATAAAAAAAGGCGGGCATAAGCCCACCAAAAAAGCACTGGTATAAACCAGTGCTGAACTATTTTTTATTTATGTTACTTTCTTTTGCCTAAAATTCTTGCAATTAATCCTATTTTGATACATTCGTTTTTAGGATAAAGTCCTGTAGTAAGCAGTTCTTCTTCGCTCCACTCTTTAAGATGCTTGCGTTTTTGTCTTGATGCACTCTGTCTTGATACATCACTTCTTGACCTTTCCATGCGCTCACCCATTAAAGACATATTCGTAATCTCACAAATATCTTTCCAACATTTTTCGCTATACTGCGGATGTCCACAATATTTACATTTTCTGTCAGTAATTTTTATCGTCTTGTGACAATTTACGCAAATAGAATCCGAATCATGCATAATCCAACCTCTCCTTTTATCTGGATTATATCATGCAAGGGCAAAATTGCAATAATTTTATTAATCTTTTTGAGATAGTTCGTGATTAATTTTCATTACATTCAATTGCTGTAATAACGCTTCACCACGCTTAAGTCTCTCTGCCTCTTCTCTATCTCGAATCTCTTCCTCTGTTTCATACTTTTCGGTTATTGCTCCTCTTAAAAACGGTTCTTCCGGATATACACTTTTTCTATCGCCAAAAGGCATTGCGTCTATCATTGCCAATCTAATATACTTACCTAAGAACCAATTATCTTCGTCCTTTTTCTGCTTTTTTAAATCATAAGCAGTTTCAAAGGCTTTCAATTTAGTTGGGTTTAAGTGCCAAAAAGTATCATATGGTACGCCTATATGTAAAGCGTGCGGTAAATAATTTTCCCATATTATTTTATGGAAGTCGATTTCTTCTTGTGGTCTTGCGGTCTCTTCGGAGTTTTCGCTGCCTTCGTTACTTCCACAATCTCGTTGTTCAGCATTGCTACTCTTTCCGTCAGACCTGTCAAATCGAAAAAACCATCGTCACCCATACATTCCATTAATTCAGCAAATAATTTATGGAAAGACAGCTTATTATCACGCATATACTGTTTCATCAACTCATACGCTTCATCTTCTGTGATTTCTGGATGATTTTCCATTAATCCTGCGTAGAACATTAATCTACAATCACTTGATGTGTCTGCCACTAAACTTCCTAAATTGCTTAATAATACGAGTGTTTCATTTTGATTTTCATTATCTATGTCTTCCAACATATTCGCACCTGTTAAAAGCAAAAAAACTCTCTTAACTAAATCCTTGTGTTCTGCAGCTGCGAATGAATATTCTAATTTATAATCTTTTTCCTTTATTGTTATTACTTTCATATTAATACTTCCTTCCTCTAACTAAAGGAAGGGGCGGATTTAACCGCCCCATTCACATAGTTAATTATTATTTTTGTGCTGTTGCTGTAGGTTTAACCGCAGTAATTAAACCAACATACTCTTCAATTACCAATGGAATTTCCATTGTTAAAAGGCTATTCTGCCCAACTTCTGGCATAGGTAATTTTTCAGGCGGGAATGCCTTTACAGCAAACGCTTTAGTTAATCCTGGGATATATATTTCAAAATATACCCAACTATCTGCAGCGTCAGCAATTACCTTTTCCCATTCAGTTACAGTATCGTTAACGACATTGACTGTAACATTAAATGTTCCACCTGTATCTCCTCTACCCTTAATGTTTCTTGTGATTAAATCTTCCAATGCGGATGAATCAATCTGTTCAGATGATATTGATATACCACCAATAGAATTAATTCTGTTAAGTAGAGTAAATGCGGTAGGTGTAGATGTTGCTTTCTTTGCATAACCAAGCAATGCTCCAATTGTACTAATTCCTGAATCCATAAATTAAATACCTCCTATTTCTTTGCAAAAAAATAAGAACCTAAAAAGGCTCTTTTTCACATTGTTATATTGTTATCGGAGAAAATCTCCGTAGTAACCTAAATAGTGTCTGTAGCACCCAATATCCGTCTCCCACGGGCTGTTAATACATACACGTCGCTTGTTTTTTGTAGAATTGGCATACCATATAGTGTGAATGCCATGCTTTTAAGATTTGAAATCACTTCTGCCATAACTGTTTTGGCGTCAGTTCGTGTTTTTGCAGAAACATCAATTTGAATGCTAAAATTAATTCCATTGATTGTTTGATTTACTAAATCATTTCCTATTTCTGCTCCCTCTAACTCATGTATATATACAGTTGGAAATGTAGGCGCTCTATTCTGCATTTCTTCGTCTGTAATATATAAGTCAGGATATTTATTTTTTAATGCATTTTGAGTTTTTGTTTTTATTAAAGAAAAAACCTTTGAACTCACATCTAACGTCCACGGATAATCCATATAATCAGCTCCTAAACACTTCTCTTGCTATTTGCGTTATTTTACTAATAATTTCCATATCTGCCCGATACATTGGCATTGTTGCTTCTGTACCGTGAGATATTTTAGTTTCACCATCATCATAGTAGTAATACCATTGTTTGTATTTACCTTTTCCCTTGCCATAAGTACCAATCTCATATCCAAATTGCGATGATTTTGGATGTTTACTTCCGTCTGGGTTATAAAAAACACCTGCTCCAAATTCGATAAACAAGATGTCTTTACCTTGTAATACCAATCTGGCAACAGATGTATTTTTTTTGTGCGATAATACGATTTTTGTTTTATGGGATTTATCACTATCCCCTTGAGCTTTCGCCATATTACTATCAATAATTGGAATACCTAGCTCCGCCAACCTCTCAACAAACAAATCATTCTTCTTTTTAAAACTCTTTTTATAATCTTCTATTTGTTTTATTGCTTTCTTAATTCCGGAGACAGATAGCCTATCAATTGTTATTTTCATATAATTCCTTTCCTATGAAAGACCTTATCCTCTAATCCTCATATTGCTCATCCTGCTCTTCTGCAGGTTCTTCTACCGATTCATCAACATCCGTCTCTTCGTTACTTTCAAACTCTGCATAGAATTTTTCCTTTGCTTCATCAGTCAGATAGCCGTACTTCTGCGTATCTTCGATAAGTAAGCAAGCATACTCAAAAGTGTACTCTCCACGCTTTACGCAATTGATGAATGCGTTAATAACTCTGTTTTCTCTTTTTGACATATTAGTTACCTCCTTCCAATGTTAGTGCCTGAATTTCTGCTAATTTATTATCAATATAATTTTTTGCATCTGCAACATAAGTCACTTCTATATCTGCGTTCTGGTCGTTCCAAATGGTAGTTACAGGTTTATATGTGTTAATTGCAAGAACTTTTTGAACATCTTCAGCTGTTAGGTCAGTGATGATAGGCTCCTCTAATTGAGCAATGATAACTATCTCTATATCAGCCAAATATTCATTAAGTTCATTTAATGTATAATTTTCATTTTTAGGAGGAGCTAAATACATATTCCTTTGTGTTATACCAAATATCCAACTATTATCTTTAGGTATTCCCCAGTCTGAATAACTCGCTATGTTGCAAAAGCCTTTTACAGATTTTTTATAAATATTTTTTAGACAATTGATTTTTACATATCTTCCCGGACAATCGACTGACTCACTAAAGCCTTTAAATTTAAATTTCTCTTCTGAAATTCTTCGTATTAATTTACCCGTTCCGTTAGCATTAATAACCAGTTCATCATGGTTGTCTTCGATGCCATGCAAATTATAGTTAAATTTAATAGATTGAATCGGTTTATATGGTTCATATTCGTTAATTGTGTCACCCAACACAAGCATTGGATATACGGTTGTATTTATTGTCACACCTTCTGGAACAATTATCGCAGTCCACCTTCGTTTGGAATATTCTGCAACATTTTTCATTACATATGTATTTTCACCATATGTTTTTTGACCATAACTTATATTAAGGTAACAAGATTTAGGAAGACCAAAAACTTTTAAAGTATAATTCATTCCTATAGTTGAATTATTAAATCTGGTTTCACTTTGGGGAAAACTAATTAAAACATATTGCCCTACGCCACCAGTAGCAGTACCTTTAATAGTTATAGAATTATCATCGTTCCAATTAAAAGTTACTCCATTCACTGTTTTACTTTTTCCATCACCATACACATCAAATAAATTTTTACCAACAACACTAACTGTAGGATTTTCAATCTGCTTAATCTCCTGTGGATATTCAGGATTTGGGCTTGCTTTCCCACCTGTATATGCTTCATATTTGAACTTATCAATAGTCATAGATGTATCTTCAATTAAAGAAAATCTGAACTTAACTGAACCTCTCGCAAATCCCGGTTTAACTTGTATATATCCCTTGCACATAACATTAGAGTTTTCAAATGAATCAAGCGTTCTACAAGCCGCTACTGATGATTTCGTAAAGTTTACATATCCTTGAAATTGAGATTTATTACCAGAACCCGAGTTAGGGGAAACACCAACAATGTTAATATTACTACCTAAAGTCGTTCCCAGCTCCATAACTGCTAAGTATGTTGTGCTTGGTTTTAATAAATCGTTCTTTTTGGTATTAAATGCATAATATGTATCTGTTGTTCCAGTATTTGCTGGGATAATAGCACTTATCCATCCTTCAGAATCAACTGAAAATACACTATTCCAATTTAATTTATTATTTACATCAAATAACTGCGCGCCCGTTGTTACAATTTGTTCACTCTTTCCGTACAAATGCAATTCTTGAATAGACATATCAGAACTATCGTCTATTACTATGTTTGTTCCACTTGCAGTAGGTTTAATCAATACTACATCTTCAACACGTTCTACATATCTCTCAATCTCTTTTTTCACATCCCACACTATCAGGGTATACCATACTGTGGCGACATCGGAAATTCCACCTTGATAAGCTACAAGTAGCTTGATTGAATCACAATCCGTTAAATCCGCTATTGCGTTGTATTTTTCCAGAAATTCATCCCCTACCTGTTCTCCATTCTTAAATTTCACAACTTCTAATTTCAAACTCGCACTAATAGCATCAGTTCCATTGCAAGATATACTATTAACCTGAATCGCATCATATTCATTCACATCAATTAAATCTGAATAAGCCCCTGCAGATAGCATTATTGTATGTTTTTCTTTTACAGCTAAATCATATTTTAATCCGTCTCCCTGTTCTTGCAGAGCTTTTGATTGTGCTTGTGCTGTGTCATTAATTGCTTTTATCTGTGATGTCGCTGTCTCATTAATTGCAGAAACTTGTCTATTTGTTGTATCATTAATAGCATAAATCTGACCTCTAGCCACCTGATTTATTCCAGCAATCTGATTTTGTGCCACTTGCACTATTGAATTAGTCTCACTCTCAATATTCTTTGTTGCTACGTTATTAATTGCCTCAATCTGTGCCTGTGCAGTTCTATTTAATGCATCTACCTGTGCTTGTGCAGTACCATTAATATCAAAAAGTTTTCCTTTTGATATATCCTCTATTGCGTTTATTTTTGCTCCTGCCACTTCATTAATTGCATTAATTTGAGCCTCACCCACAGTTGTTATATTTTCAATTGTATCAGTTGACTTTTTCTCCATATCATCAAGGTACTTCCTATTGACTTCCACCTTATCTGCAGCTTCTTTAGCAGCTTCTTTGGTTTCATTCAAAATACCTTCAATCTCTTCACGGAAAGTCTGCTCGTTTTCTGGGTCAATTTCATAATCCGCTTCTTTTCCATTAATAACGAAGAGTTTTACTTCCTTAACAGTAGTTTCGCTGTTTTCATCTATGTATTTAACTCTCACATCAACTGTTTCATTTTCTGCAACAATTGAATTCGGAACAGGTACGGCTCCGTCTTTAACGATTTCAGGAATTGACTTTTCCATTTTTGAATTAGAAAACTCTACCTGTGCGCCATCTGGAATATCTTTGAACTGCAATATCTGTCCTTTGTCATGCTGATAAAGTTTATCAAGAACTGTAACCCTTGTTTCATCGCCAAACGAAATTGTAATTAAGTTTTTATCTTTTATTACACTACTGTTAACCATATCTATTACCTACTTTGTTATTTTTTCCAATAAATATTTAGTGAAATTAAGGCTTGGAGACACCTTTTTGACCCGATAGTCGGCACTTTTAACGTCTGGTATAGTTTTATCTTCATCAAGATAAACAACCTCGTTATTGAACCAAATATATGAAGTCTCTGTTATAGGTATTTCTCCAACATTCATTATCAATACGGCACTATAATCTGATTGATTAAGTCCATATTCCTGTTCCCTAACTTCACCACCGCTCATAGCAATATTTCCCCAAAATTCAACAGGTTTGCTATAAACGATTTCTGTTCCTTCTTCAAGTTTGATTACTTCACCATCATTTGTAGTATATGTTTTTATATTTCCCTCTTCGTCTTTTGCGTATCTTGTCACCTCTCGACCGAATAAGGAATAATACATTTTTCTCTTATTTCTTCTTAATGTCCGCATCGTCTACCTCCGGTAAACCTGCCACTGATGTTGCTAAACTTAAAACTCCCGCTAATACAGACGCAGAAGCAACCACTCTCCAATCTACTGCTGATAAAACCATTGCTGAACCTACAGTTGCAACAAATGTCTGTGCCATTGTCTTTACTGCTCTTATTCCTGCTTTTTCAAACCATAACTTCCAATCTCTTTTCATAGTTATACCTCTTTCTCGTTATTCAAACGTTCAACAAGTTCATTAATCCTCTTATGAGCTTGTTTTACACTCTCTTCCAATTTAATTATCTTGTCATTATGAGAACTGATTTCACCTCTCATTTCCAACACTTCATCCTTGACTGCATTTATGGATTCAGCAATACTGTCTAATTTCATATTTATTCTCGTATCATTTTTGACACGTTCCTCTATGTCCTTAACGTCCGTTCGCTTATTGTTTTTTAACCCCATAAATACAGAAAAGCCAAGTGATAGTACACTGACAATAATTGCTGTTGATATTTCAATTGTCATATAAGTACCACCTTTTATTTTTTATTTCGTACACCGCCCACCACCGCTATAATGTGTACCCTCTGCAACCATCTACGATTACGCACAATCTTCTTTATAAAATGCCAACATATGGCAATATATTGCTAAAAATTGATTTTGAAATATAAGCATTCTCGTACTCTCTGTTAACACCGTTTTCAGAATGCGATATTTCTCCTTCTGCTCCTTCTTTGCACATCAAATCAACAACAGCCATAGCCATTATTGGTATGTACTTCTCCATATCCTTTTCAACTTTTTCTTCACTAAAACTTGAAGGATAATGTCTGTGTTCTTTAAATTTTTGCATCACGAAATCAACAAGCATTAGAGAAGGTTTTTCCCCTTTAAAATCTGTATCATTTAGATATTCAATTGTTCTTTGAGTTACTTCTTCTCTAATCATCATTTATCTCCTTATAACAAAACCCCCTCGAATTTCGAGGGGGCAATTTCAACCTTATGGTTTCTTATGATACTTTTGATGTTACCTTGGCAATTCCTGCCTTAATAGCTCTATAGTGTTCGTCACATTCAACTATTAAGATTTCTTTGTTTGAAGCAGCTGTAATATCTGCCTTTCCATCCCAAGCCGGATATGACTTAACGTTTCCTAAATAAGCTGGCATTGTACAATCATCTGCCACCTTATACTTGTAACTATGTCCTTCTGCTAATGCTGGAGATACAGTAATCTTTGTATCGCCTACTTTAGTTCCTGCAACGCTTGTTACAAATAAGTTATCAAGACCTGTCTGTCCGTTTGTTGATAATGTTCCGATAACAACTCCATATGGATTTGGTAATACCGGAATAAATACACCACTAGCTTTAGTCCATTCAGCAACAGGGTCTTGTGTAGCCCACTGACTAATTGTAATAAACTGCTTTTCGGACATATCAGTAAATGCACCCTGGGCATCCTCTTCTGGAGTTACGCCCCAAAGACCTGTACCGATTCTTCCGCCGTTTCCTGCAATGTATAATGTAAAAACATTATCCGGGAAAAATCTCTTGGATGTTCTGGTCTTGTTGTCTGCTGATGCAACACCATAAAGGTCATCATTAATTGTTAATGTAATTCCGTGTAAAATATTAAGCAGATTATCAAGCTGTACCGGAGTAACAACCATTCCTGCATAATTCACACCATTAACCATTTTGTTAATGCCATTATTCTTAAGCATATAGTTACGCATCTTTGTTGAAAGCATTGCAGCATTAACAACATATCCTGCATCTAATGCCATTTGAAACATATCGGCAATATCACCTAAAATGTCGTGTTCAGGGTCTTCCCATCCTACAAGTGTTTTCTTTTTGTTAACACCAAAGTCAATGGTAAAATCAAGACCATTTTCTTTGATTGCCATTTGACCTGTAGACATTACATCCATCTTTGCGATTTCTGTTCTTGTCTTAACCGAATCGGCAAGTCTTCCCATATCATCGAAAACATATCCAATTAAATTACTTTCACTAACGCCATGGTTAAGTAAAAGTCTTAATCTTTCAGACTGATTAATTTTTTCCTTAATCAGTAACTTTTCAGTTGTTACCCTTTCAAACGCTGGTCTAACACCAATTGCAGCTTCTGAATCGAAAGCGTGAACACTTGCTGCTGTTGGTAAGTCCATACCCTCTGACAGTCTTTCGTATTCTGCTTCTAAATTCTCTGTTTTAACGTCCGGGAAAAGTCTATCTCCAACGTAGTTTCTTTCAATTGAATAATTTTGTGCAAAATCCAATCTATCCTGATCTGAAATCATTTCTAATACATTAGGCATTGTTTAATTCCTCCTTATTCAAAGTAAATTCCACTCGCTTTGAGTGCTGTTTTTGCTTCTGCTGATACAGTTACTGGTAAATTTTTCTCAATAATTCTACCTGCAACAATTACAGATATTGGTTTCTTATCGAAATATGTCATATCAACACTTTCAAATACGATACCCTCTGCTTTTGAATCGTTTGAAGGGAAAATAGTTCCCTGTACAAGAATATATTTATCCTCTTCATTCTTTGTTGCCATAGACTTTAACGCTTGCTTTGTCTTTTGAACTAATCCAACTTCACTAGCCAAGATGTTTCTATCTGTGCTATAAACTTCTGTTCTCATATAAGCCATTTCCTTACCTCCTAATTTTCAATTACATATTTTTGAGTATATTTTTTTGCATAAGCAGCGCCTTGGCTTTCTCCTTCGCCACCTTTTCCTTTTCCACCTGTAGGATTAGGTGTGCCTTTTAGGGCGTCCTGCTTCGCTTTTGCTACTGCTGCTGTTTCTCTATCTGAAATAATTTGTGCAAGAGTTTCAACATCAAGCGCTCCGCCATTAAAATTTTCAACGAGTTTATCGGCATATTCACCTGTAATACCTTTTTCCGCCAATTTGGTACGTGTTTCCATCTCTTTTATAGTTCTTTGGGCTTTCTGCTCTCTTTCAATTGCGTCATCACGTTCCTTGTTGGCTTTTTCAATATCGCTTAGGTTTTGATTCTCTAATTCATCAAGTTTGGTCTGTAACTCATCCGCCTTATCTGCTTTGGCTTTAAGGGCATCCGCCTTATCTCTTTCTTTTTTAGTTGCTCCATTTACCTGATTAAGATATTGCGTTATCGCTTCATCTGTTGGATTTTCAATACCAACCGCTATCAGGTTCTTTTTTGCTTCTTCTCTTGTCATAAATTACCTCCAATTCACTACACTTTGTTCTCGCGGGTCGTTCCGCTGTGACTTTCTCCTATTTAACGCATAGGTGCAAAATTTTTATAAAAAAAGGAGTATTGATTTACTCAACACTCACTTTGTTTTCCTTTTGTTTTTGGCTTGTATCGGCGTTTTTAGGATATAACACTGACATTCTATCCTTACTTGCGAGATATGTCCTCTCTGCGTCGCTAAATAATCCCACGACCTTAATAGCAATGCTCTCCTCTATGCCACAATTCAAAAGCATTTGTAATACCTGTGCTTTAACCTGCATATTGTCTAATTTTGAACGTGAAATATGGATTTCAACATCACTTGCCATTAAATCAAACTCTGAACTTTGCATTATCCTTAATCTATTCAAAATCAATCTCAAAGATTGTCTTTCTGCTCTCTTCCAAACAGGTTCGGATAATTCGGCTCTCTTTTCAGAATCATAATGTCCATTTCTTAATTCGACAGCCCCCTGCGTATCTCCACCAGTATTCTCCTGTCGGCTTGCCATACCTTGAATAACAAGTAACTTTTCATATTGGTCTGATACTGCAACCTGACTTTCTGTCTGATTTAATTCCGATGTAATAATGTCAACGTCAGCATTGTTATTACCTTCATTTGATTTAACAACCAATGCTCCCTCTTGCCGCATCGCTAAAAAACTATCTTCATCAACTTCGCAATTAATAAATTTAACCCACGATGATACAAATTGTTCAATACCATTAACTCTGTCAGATGCCATTTTGTTGATTTCATCTGTCATTGTTATTGTTATCTCAATGTCGGATAATCGACGGCTGTTATTTGGGTATTCAACTACCGGAATTGCACCATTACCATTTAATCCACTGTCAATAATTTCATTATTACAGATGATAAAATATTCTGCATTGGTGTATATGTAATACACGGTATTTCCATCTTCATTTTCTCTAATCTGACAAGAAAAAGCCTCTTTACCGTTTGGAAAATACACCATAAACGTATATCTTGGGTCTTCTATTGACAAATAAAATGGCGAATTATCAAGCAATCTGCCTTTTCCTTCATCATTTCCAATAAAGCGGTAAGCTGTACCACATATTGAAGACCATCTCTTTAATTCAATATCGTAATAATGCTTATCCTCTTCATCCAACATTACGTTTAACTTTTCAACTTGCTTTGACTTGTTGTCATCAACACAATTAAGAATGTATTGTATTGGTTCTCCTACAATTTCTGCAGTTTTGGTCTCCACAATCATATAAGCAAGATTTTCAACAATCTTGTTGTTAACCTCTGGACGAGTTGTTTTTCTACGATACAATATCGGTTGGTCGCCTCTATAATATCTATCCAGATAATCAATCTCTTTTGCGTTTTGGTTGTGTGTAGGTAAAGCATTATTCAATTCTTTAACAACATTACTTGCGTCTATTCTTCCAGCACTTGTTGTTATAATCTGTCGTCCAAACCTGCAGCCGGTTAATGCTGTAAATGGACGTATATTTTTACCACAATATTTCCACATTTAATAAAACCTCACTCCACTAGAAGTATTTCGTCTTGGCTTTTTAATAAATTTTGTTGTTTTTCCAAGGCGAGTAGGATTATATTGAACAACCCTTCGACATTTTTTACACATTGCTTCTATTGGCAACGTGTCCTTTGTGTTATATTTCATTACCGGATTGCCACATTCAGGACAATCAATGGTAATAATCTCATTGTTTTCCTTCATATAAATTCCTTGCATAAAAAAGACACTCGGCTAAAAGCCAAGCGCCTTTCTGTTCATGTTTTTATGGATAATTTTTCTAGTTTAATAATATCAAAAAAAAACGGGACATTTGGGACAACTTTAATCTTTCATAAATCTTTGGAACGCTTTTTTTACACCATCCTCCGTATTTCCACCACCAATTTTGATAGCAACATACTTCCAAGGCATACGTTCAAAAAATCTAAATCTTATTATTCTGCGCATTTGCGAATCCTCGATTGTTGATACAAACGCCTCCACCTCTGCTTTTTGCATCTCTAATTCTGCCATAAGGTTTTCTAAAGTTGACTTTCTTAAGTGTAGTGCAGTTTTAGTCTTGCTGTATGCAGGAAGCGGAATACCTTCAACTTTGTAATGCCTTGTGCCACCTTCACCACCACTAACTGAATCAATTACTGTTCCGTCATCTTCTAATTGTTGTAATTTTCGTTCAAGCCTGCCAATTTTTAATTTTATTTCATCAATTTCCTTTACTGTATCTATGTACTGCTCCAATACTCTCTTATCAATCATTATCCATACCTCCTAAACGGATTTCTTACTGCATAAACTGAACTTCCTGAACGTTTACCTATTTTCGCATCACACAATTGTGCCATTGAATCAGGCGCATCATCATGTTTCACTTTGCCCTCAATCTTGAAAGCCAATATATTTTTCATAAAATCCTTGTACTCTTTGTCTTGGTAAGGGTAATCAAGGAAATAATATTCTCTAATTTCTGGTGCTTTATCAAAAATTCTCGCATTTTTGCTTGTGTTATTAGGCGCTGCCTTTCCATAAGAATTAATCTTAAAATCAACTTTTTTCCATTCCTCTTCACACCATTGACGATAATCTGCTGTAGTTTTCGTTTCTTCAAACTGAATAGCATTAATTCTATGCTTCAATGCTTTTTCAACAATTAGTGGTCGTGTTATATATTTATCACCTGCATTGAAAACAACATCCACAATAAACCCGGTATCGCCATATTGGTAACATATAGGTGCTGAAACATAATCTCCACCACCAAAGGCAATATCAACAGCCGAATACACTCTGTCCGGTTCTCCCTCTGGTAAATCCTCTGGCTTGAAGTAATTCAAGTTATCCTGCTTAAATAATGTTCCCTGTCTTTCAATTGGTTCTTGTTGTGCTTGTGCGTACCAGGATGCCATATCATCATTTTCCTCAAATGACGCTCTATCCATTCGATAATCTTCTGTGCTATAGCCTAAGTTATACGGATAATCAAAATTACTCTCATCTTTTTCATTCAAAGCAGGAATAACAATTGCTCTCCACCTACGATTTTTGTATTCTGGTCGATTCATTAACAAATCTAATCTTCTGCCCTGAACGTCCTTAACAGCCCATCTCGTACCCATATTGATAAGTTTGGCTTTTTTCTTAAGACGTTTTTTAAAGTTGTTATCGAAAACCCCCCAGACGGTTTCTTGTCGGTCTATACTTATCGCTTCGGCAATACCGCTGAATAAATCGTCAGCAACTGCTAATCCATTACAGTCACACGCTCCGTTCAATGTTCCGTATATACTTCTACACGTAAAAGACGGATAAGTTTTCTTTCTGACTAAATCTATTGTTTCATCCTTTGCATTTGTGGCGCAAATGCCACCATTTGTTAAATTGTCCGGGAATATTTCTTTGTACGTGTATGTAGGATCAGTTATAAGTTCGATAAGACCTGTATAGAAGGCATTGGTTATTTTATCGGAATAAGCCGTATATAAATTAGATAATTCAGAATTTCTACTACCAAACCATAAATAACCAAACTTTACTATTTGTGTCTTTCCCACTCTTGATGGCATGTTAATAAACAATTCATCCAATTTATCGTCTGCCAAATCTTGTATGCCTTGTGCAACTAATCTTAATGGGTTCATTCTTGGCTGATAAAATCTTTCTTCTGGCGGTCTGTTTTTCTCCATATACAACATAAAACTTTCGAACTTATAAGGTGCTTCAAACAGACAAGTTCTCCAGAAAATATTTCCAAATTCTTCATTTTGCGTCTTTTTGTGTAATTCAATCGCTCGTCTCTTAATTATTTTCGTATATTTAAAAACCAGATCAGCGTCATTAGGATTATCGGCAAAATGCATGGCGCAAATATCAAGCAAATCACTCAAATTGGTTTCAGTAATGCCTGTTTTATTCATTTGCAGCACTATATTTTTGATAACATTTCTATAATCAGACAATAAAAAAAACGCCTCCTTTCACTTCATCAACAAGTAAAAAGAGACGCTTCCCTGTTCTTCCCGCACATCTGCAAGCAAGCAATTATTTCACAATTTTTTCTTTATGTTTGGTAATCTTTATACCATTCTTCGACGGATAAATGCAAACTGTATACTTTTCTCTTATACACTCTGCTATTATATCCGCCTTACTAACAATCTCACCTGTCAAGCCATCGTCAACAGGTGGGTTCATACAATTTGAAAAATTATCCATTCATACCTCCATTTCATAACTGGCATAGCAGGATTTGAACCTGCAACCTTCGCATTAACAGTGCGCTGAACTACCATTGTTCTATATGCCATTAAAAATATAATTGGACTTTCGCCCTATTTATCATAAATTCAACCATATTCAGTCATAGTGATGATAAGTCTGAACAATAAGTTGCGACCCTATTGCTTCTTACCACTGTCTAGCACTAACGAGATTGTTTACTCGTAAATTTCACGGCTCATTCAGAAACATTCACATTATTCGCATACAAACGCTACATTTTCAGTAAGTGCCTATCCGCTACTCTTACAAAACGCTTATGTTATACACCCATTTCTGGATTTCACGGCAAATCGGATTGTGGCTTTTTCTTGATTATTGTCAATTAAGTTAGCCAAACTTAATCCTTTTCAAGATTATTTTCCCACCGGGAACGTCTATTACTCCGACCATAAGGTTTTTACTTTTAATTGCTCTATGATAATAAACGATACGCATTGTTGTGACTTTGCCACTCCTAATCTGTATTCACACACACATTAAAGATTTGCTGTAAAAACTATCGTTAAGCAGCTATCTCATTCGCTGTATCTCTCGGCAAGGCTGATAAACCTTTCTTCACCGAGATAATTATATTTTTAATACTTAATACCGGAATTGAACCGATATTTTCAGACTGAAAATCTGACGTCTTACCATTAGACCAATTAAGCCAATCACATATGTTTTTTTGTTTAGGAACATATGAAAAACCTAATTTCTCTTTGGAGAAAACACATAGAAAAAACTAATGAAATAATGACAATTCATACGTTGAAAAACTTTTCAGAAAAACTTCCCGTATGATTAAGTTTTATGGCATCACGGAGTTGTGCTAACATTTCTGTTAGCGAAACCTCGCTAGTCTTTGACAACTATTAACAGGGTTTCTCGCCCTACGAGGTACTTTAATTTCAAAGGAGGGCTGATATGTCAAAATCAACCAAATTAGGCTAGTTGGATTCGAACCAACGAATGCAGGAGTCAAAGTCCTGTGCCTTACCGCTTGGCGATAGCCCATTATGTATTTAAAAAAATTGCTATTTCGAAAAGTAGTTTTCTATAAGACCTATTCCTATCATAAACATTACGCTTATTATCCATCCATTTTCAAATATTCCTTTCATGTTATCTCCTTTTTCGATATGTCCTTTTCACTATACCCCTTTTGTTTTCTTGGGTGGTTGGGCGGCTCACCTGGGCTCGCTTCGGCTTTTCTATTTAACCCCCACCCCCTACCTTTTGGGGGCTCTTTTTGGGGCTGTCCTGTTGTCTTTCTGTGCTTCCTGCTCCGGCTGTATGCCCTGCCCGGAAGCCTGTTAATTTTACAACTATTCGCGAAATAACCGTTTCGCGAAGTCTTTAAAATGCCCGCAATCCCTTTATTTATCGGGGGTTCAGCCATTTTACAGAATTTCAAAAAACGAAAACAATAAAAAATATCAAGATTTTTCTATCAGTCCGCCATATTGGGCGGCTATTTCCTCTGCCGTTTTTTGGATGACCACAACCTTCTCTGCTTTTTGCTGCGGCTTATCCCATCCAAACTCTGCATTTGCTACAGCTATTCTACCAATCGGCGCTCCAGCTGCTAACAGGCTATCTTTGATGCTCTCTTCTCGTTCACTTAAAATTTTTTTGACGGGGGCTAACTTTGAAGAGCCGGGCGCCCTGCCCTTATCTATATAACCAACATTGCTATTTGTATTTAACTTATCTATACCACTATTGGCATTATTGGATATATTAATATATATATTACTGTTATTCCAGTCTCTTAATGTATGGGGATCTATACCAACCAGTCTAGAAAAACATCTAACCGATGGAATTATATTGAACTCGTCGGTTAAAATTAAATATATATCTAATATGTCTGATATAACATCTTGCTTATATTTCAAATGCCCATTGCTTTTAACAGAAGTAATATAAGCCTGTCTATATTCTGGTTCTATCAAATCCTTAAAAGCATAACAGACCATAGCTTTAAAATCCTGTTCGTTAAATTCTTTTTTAGACTTAATACTGTGGCTATGCATATATTCAACAGCATACTCTCTTAAATCTATCAATAGCTTCTCTTGCCATGTTTGAATATCTGCCATGTCCTATACCTCCTAAAAATTTAATAATAAAAAAACAGCGACCAGAATTATTTTTTTAATTCTAATCGCTGCACAACTTCGATTTTCCAAATAGCCGGCACCCGGCTCTCGTGCGTCTATTGATTTTTAATATATATACACCTCTCAAAAAGATTTGTCAACATTTTTTTGATTTTGGTTTTTTCGAGATCAAAAACGCAATTTATTCGCTTTCGTGCGAAAATTTCGCACTATATATAATATATTAACCTAACCTAACCTTACCTAACCTATGGATACAATCTGTATACAATCTGGATACAAACGGTATACCAATGATATACCAGACTATTTTTGCATACTTTTCAGCCGTCTATTTTTGAGTACCGTTTTTATACTCCATAAAATCGGCCGGTTGACAATTTAAAAGCCTGCATAAATGAGCAATAACCTCGCAAGTTACATTTTCATTTTTAACCAATTTAGAAATCGTACAAGAATGTATGCCGTTGTTCCTCAACCATTGCTTATTAACCTTTTTTTCTTTCAGAATTTCCCATAATTTCGAAAAATCTATATATCCATTTTTTCCATATTCTGCCATGTCGCCTCCTCCTTTCTTATTTTTTTGATCATATAAAATAATAACCCTTTTCCCTTTTCCTGTCAATGTCTATTTACGTGTACAACTTGCACAAAAACCACTGTTTTATTTAGTCTATTTTCGTGTACTTTTTTATTGCATTTTCGTCTATTTCCGTGTACAATAAAGATAGTTAAAAAAGATATGGAGGTAGAAAAATGAAAAATAAATATGCTTTTATCATTAAATGGGAAAAAGGTTCTATAAATGACAATATTATAAAATGGTTGAAAAAAAATAATATATCTTTTTGCTATAGCCATTTTGGCGAATTAATCGCCGATATGTACGGAATAGGTGAGTTTTTCAAATTCGAGCATGAACACTTAAGCAATAGTTTTTACGGAATTAAAATTAGGCATATTTAGCCGAAACGCTCCAGCGTGGAGCGTCAGCCGCGGGATAGCCTCCCGGCTCTGATGATGGCAGGCTAGAAAGGATTAGAAAATGGCAAAAATTCAAATTTTAAACGATAAAATTTATCAAACTTCTTGCAATAAAGAAAGGGTTAACGTTTTCGAAATCGTCGAAAAAATTCCCAGAAATTTTTTTACTTGGAATATCGGGGAAAATATGGGAACACACGAATATATTCCTATTTGTGAAAAATTACATCCTGAAAATTCGAAAAGCTACGACATTAATATATTAACATTAAAGGTCATCAAAGTCACTCCGACAGAGTGGAAAAAAATAATGAGTGCCGCAGAATATGGCGTTGGAAATCTTGCACAGGCGGAAAAAGCAATAAAAAGTAAAAGACATGGTTATTTTTCTGAAAAAAAGAGAGCCGTGGCAGCTAATACAATCGAAATATTTAAAAAGATATGCGAATAAAGGAGGATTTTTTTATGGCAACAGTAAAATTACAAGGAATTTACGGAAAAAAGCAGGCTATCCCAGCGTCAGAATTAAAGCCGGGAATGGTTACGATTTGGAATTTTGGCTATACCGAAACTATAAAAAGCGTTACACCGACAAAAAGCGGGAAAAGCGTTAAATGCGTTATTATTTGCGACGAAAGCGGAAACGAGCATATTCGAACAATGCGAGTGGATAGGCTTGTAGCTATTCAATAGGCAGGAATAAGAGGTGTTATACGGCGGTTCGATTCCGCCCCTTGCCTTTAAAATTTAGCAAAAATAATATTTAAAAATTTGATTGCTTTTATTGAGATTTTTGCTTAAATTTGATAAAATTACAGAAAGGAGAAAAGAACGGTTCAACGTGGTTTGTTCAAACATTAAATATATAATATTATTAGGAGGTATAGATATGAGATATTCAACAAGAGATAGCGAGACAGGATGCGTTATTGACGATTTTGAAACATTAAAGGAAGCTGAAAAAGCAATTGAAAGTTACGAAAAAGCAGACAAAGAAGCTGGAACATATGAAGAAGGTTTTTACGAAATTTATGACAATGAAAAAGAAGAAGTTGTAATCGCTTGGCAAAGCGGAGCATATATCCATATTAATTAAATTATAACCCTGCCGGATTAAAGTCTGGCAGGGCGTTTATCGTGAAAAATATTAACAAGTGTTGGCAATTTTAGGGGTTCGATTCCTCTACTTGTTTTTCAAAAATAAAATACTTAATATCCGCAGTCAATAAGATAATCTATGCGCATATTTATTGCATGCCTTACTCTGTCTGTAAGGCTTGGAAATGTCGGCATTTTCCCGAAAGTGTCGAAGAGCATAATACATGCGGAAGCGTTAGCGTCAATTTCGGCAAGTTGTAAATTGTATGCCTCCAGATCAGGCAGCATTGACGCGGGTTTATATTCGTCAAAATAAAGGCTTTTATCGTTTTCAAGCTGCCATTTATGGCGTAGTTCGTGAGCGATCGCAAACGCAAAATCACATAAATTTGATTGCTCTAATTCTTTTCTGATGTATAATACAGTCCCGGCGGAATTAAGGTAAGCAAGCGTTGAGTTTGTGGCGAAACGCGTTCCATTATTCGAAATTCTTGGAGTTTTTATCTGTAGAATATCGCAAATATCGCTTATATAGGCTTTTGTGTTGAACTGCATTAAAATTACCTCCGTCAATCAAAAGTGCGGATATGGGGCGATTTGAAGACCCCCAAAATAGGCAATAATATAGTGTAAAATTCCCCTATCGGAATATAGGGGGGTGCAAAAATTTTTAGCAAGAATGATACCAGGGGGGTATCATTTTTTTTAGCAAGATTTTCAAAATTCATCGAAATCCTATGATTATTTCCCTTTTTTTGCGCTATTATCCTTTAAATTTTTTATATTTTCCGTTCAAAAACTCTTCCACATTCAGAGCATACGAATTTTGTTTTTCCATTCTTTCCTTTAATTCCAGTTGCAGCACCAACGACCGCGCCAACTGGACCAAATGCCAAACCACCAACTGTATTTCCTACTAGTGCCTTTCCGAAAGAAAATTTTTTCTTCGTATCTACAGGCATTCCAACACCACCACATTTTGGGCATCTTGCTACTTTGTTCATCTTTATTCCTCCCCTTGATTTTCTCTTTCTAATTTTTCCATTACAGATGCAACTATAAATCCATTTAAACTATTTCCCGCCGCTTTTCTGATTTCGCTTTCTTTAGCCTTTGGAAATCTTACTAGCGTTTTAAAATATGCTTTATCTTCATATTTTTTGGTTGCTCTCATATGTGCATCCGTTGCTTTTTTTTTATCTCTCATTTAATCACCTCTTATATAACGATAACATTATTTATTTAACAAGTCAACTCATGACACTGTTGTTGTGCATTTTGAACAAACATTTGATAACGATAGCGTGTTATTTTGTTAACTATTTTTCTTGAATATAACACGTTATCGTTATATAATAAATTTGACAAACGAAGAAAGGAGTTAGCATATGAACGAAATACAAAAAGTAAATGAACAACTACCAAAATTAAAAATTTGGAATGGAAAGAGAGTTGTAACCCTTGATGATGTTGATAAGGTACATCAAAGACCGAAGGGAACAGCAAAGAAGAATTTTCAAAACAATCGGAAATATTTTATTTTAAATCAAGATTATTTTGAATTAACAAGAAAAGAATTGTGGGAAAATTTTTCCCCTAAATCCGAACCATTAAGAGGAAATCCAAAATTAAAGACATTTTTATTTACCGAAACAGGATATTTAATGTTATCTAAATCATTTACGGATGATTTAGCATGGGAAGTTCAAAGGCGACTTGTAAATAACTATTTTCAAACTCAGTCACAACAGATACAACCTGCGTTACCACAGCAAGAAACCTATCTATTAAGAAATTCGCCGACATGGTTTCAACGCAATAATAGCAAGATGAAAATGATTTGTGATTATTTTTATTGGACTAGAAAACATTTATATCACAAAATCCTGCAAGAAGTATCTGATATATACAGCCTTGAAAATGTTGAGGAACTTTTTATATCCGATTACGGAAAGCGACCATTTTATAAAATGGATTTGATAGAATATTATCCACCGCTGCAGGAAGTAGCAAACAGCTACATAGACCATTTAATGAATTTTATTGAAGAATAACCACGAAAGGAGATTATATCATGGACAAATTTTTAGAAATCATTTATGCAAGTCAAATTTTAGACAGCGAAAAAGGTGAAGCCTATATGGAACTTTTTCAACCAGTTTTAGAAATCTTGAAGAAAACCTTAAGCGAAGAATTATATGACGAAATTCTCGATAAATTTGTCGATTGTTCCACCGAATGTAATCGCTTCTATGCTGTTGAAGGTATGAAATTAGCCATTGGAATTATGAACAAAACATACATTCCTGAAATCTAAAACCCCAAATAATTTGCAAAAAAATTAAAGGCATTTTATCAAAATCTATTTGTAAAAAAAATCACTTACCCCAACCAATTGGGGTAAGTATTGGGGTAAGTTTTTTATTTTTTGTATTTTTCAATTTTGGGTTTTCTCTGAACTGCCGATGTTTTCTAGGGTTTCAGCCAATCGGTGCGACAGGATTCGAACCTGCGACCTCTGCGTCCCGAACGCAGCGCTCTACCAAACTGAGCCACGCACCGTGTATTTATATATTATATCATATTTACCCAATTGTTTCCACTTTTTCTACATAAAATTACACACGTAAAATTACACAAACCACCTAACATATCAGATAGTTTGTGTAATTTATTATTTTTCTATTAATTTTAATATAATCACGCCTCCTATTGTCATTGTAACCAAAGTCAACAGCATGCCACTTAATAATCCCGTTACCGTACTAACCATATTTTTTCTCCTATTTTCATTTTCCTATACTACATTCTATGTAACTTACAAGGTAATGATAATAAGAGAATGTTAGATTTAGTGTATTATTTTTGTTAAATTATTTT